CTCAACGCCAAGCTGCCGTTCGGCGGCACCACGATCCTGATCATCGCGGGCGTGGGCCTCGACACCCTGCGTCAGGCCAAGGCCCAGACCGAACAGTTCCAGTACACCGGCTTCCTGCCTGAGAACGTGGAGTCCGGAACTAAATCCTTACCGTCCACGGTAGGCGGCGGCCATGAGTGACTGGCGCAAATCAGCCGCATGCGTCGGCTATGATCCGGCACTCTGGTTTCCCGGCAACAGCCAGCTCATGCGAAGGGAAGCAATCCACATCTGCCACACCTGCCCTGTGATGATGCAATGCCGCAAATATGCGGAAACAAACAATCAAATCTGCGGATACCCATTACAGGGCATTTGGGGTGGTAAGGAATTCACTCCACGCAAATACCGAAGGAGCACTCCGAGGTGACAACACAATCCGAAGAATACCGTTGCGAAGCATACGCAATCCTATACTCGTTCCACCAATCCGACGATCCGATAGAAGCCTTCGCCCAAGGATACGAAGCAGGAGCCAAAAGCCGCGAACAAGTATCGGAACGACAGATCGAAACGGTGAGTCGAATCCTATACAAATGCTCTTTCGGTTTTCCGTTCGACGAAGATTCCATCGACGGGATGTTCGACCATGCTGTCCAATCCGGGCACATGCCTTGCAGACGGAAAGCCGAACAGCTCATCAAAGCATTAATGCAAGCCAGAAAGGAACCAGCCCGATGAACCTGATCCTGATTAAAACCGGAGCCAACATGTTCGCCGTTTTCGCCAACGGTCATACCGTCGGCACTCTCCGACGGGAAACTATCAACCGGAAACACATGTGGCATGCGACCGGCATCAACGGAAGCCAAGGCATCTTCCAATCGAAACGCACCGCCGCCGAATGGCTCGCTAGAGGAATAGGTTGACCTGCGTGAGGCGCAAGCCCGGTTCTTGAGGGCCGGTTGACTTCCTTCCGGTGCTTTAGTACCGGGAGGAAGTCAACTCAGTTTCTTTTCAACGGAAGAAACATTTTCGTTGAACGTTCGATATGTCGAAACCCGTAATGCTCGTAGAATTTTGTCGCCGAATCGGAAGCTGGTTCGACGAATAATGCCTTGGCTCCTACTATTTCAGCCGCATTGGAAGCGCGCAAGGTCGCGTCCCTTAGCAGTTGAGAACCTATGTGCATGGTTTGGTAGCGTATGTCTACGCCAAGCATGCCCAAGAGTATCGCCGGGATTGGGTCTGGACTGTTTCTTTTTAACCATCCGTTCGCCTCGGTGTGATTGATACCGTATGCGCTAAGCGTGTAGAAGCCTGCCAGGACTCCATTCGAGAATGTCGCATAGGCGACGGCTGTATGCTGTCTGCCGGCGTTCTTCAGCTGGTTTCGTAGCCAGTTGTTGACGACCGGTAAGCCGCAGTCGAACCCATCGATGTCGTCTTCCATGGTCAGTCGTCGTGGAAAGGTGAAATCGCTCATTTCCAGATAGGTTCGCTTTCAAGCAGCTCTACCATCTTCGTCGGCATGGGTTCATCCAAAGATTTTATGAATGAGTTCCATTGCTCGTCGTCCAGATAGAGTACGTGCGATTCTTGGATGTCACGGTCGGCGGCGACGAGCAGGTTGGACAACGCCCATTGGGATGTGCTGAGACCTTTGATTTCGGCCGCTTGGTCGAGACGTTCCTTTTGTGACGGCGTGAGCCGCATCTCGAAACGGCTGGCTTTGTTCGTGGTTTCTATCATATGTTAATCGTACGGCATTTGTACGTAATAAGTCAAACTCGTATATGCTTAGTTTGATTTTTATCCGAATCGCGCCGTAAAACCCCGGCTTCAGCCGTGGGGAGGAAGTCAACGACCATCTTCTGTTTGGCCGGCCTTCTTCAGCGGCTTAATCGCGTGAACGGCTTCAACGAGCTTGTATCGGATCGTGCTGGTCGGTAGAGTGCACGCTCCAACCAGCTCCTCGGCATGCCCGTTGAATCCCTGTTTGAATTCCAATACCCCACGGCCTTCGTCATCCGGGTCGTTGAATACGCCGGTGATGCCGTACATGTTGAAGCGTCGCGGTTGGGTACTGTTGACGCACAGGCGGAGCATTCCTTCGTGGACCAACAGGGCGGGAGCCTGGTATGCCCGGTATTCGGGGAGAGCGCCGGCTGTCAGGTACACGGTTTCACGCCGGTGTTCCACGAACAGGGCGCAGGCGGCTGGGATCACGCTACCATGTGTGGTCAAGGCGCGCGCCTCGTCGAGGCGACGTTCCAGGGCGGTCAGGTTGCGGGCCGTATCGTCAATCTGGCGTTTGAGCCGGGTCGTGGCATGCGCTTCGTATCTGGTTTTCAGCGAATCCAGCTGATCGGCGAGCCTGTCATGTTCGGCGGTCAGGCCGGTCAGAAGCTCATTGGCATGGATTTCGGCGAGCATGAAATGGGCTCGGCTTCCGAATGTCTCCTTGAACCGGCGATAGTAGTCTTCGTCGCGGGCCGTGAAGCCGCGTCGTCCTGCGGTCTTCCGTTCGATGTCCACGAACGTGCCAAGCTCATCCGCACCGAGTTCGCGTACTCGCACGCCTGATGTTCTCGCCCGGTTCACGCTCCACCGGGTGCGCGGCTTACATGAGGCGAGCAGCGTCTGCTCATCCTTGATACCGTCGAAGGTTCTGATCCAATTCCAACGGTTGATGACTTTCCCGTATCCGGTGTCGAATCCTTGATGCCTCCAGCCGCATGACCGGTAGGCGTCAAGGATCATCGTGTCGGGGACCCCGATCGGGTTCCCGACCGCATCATGACTCTGGTATTCGATGTTCGGCCAGCAGGTGACGGATACCGCATGGCGGCGGCGTGCGGCGAGCCGGATTCCCCGGGTCATGTTCTCCAGGAGCTTCGGATCGTCGAGCGTACACAGTGGACCAAGCCAGATACTACCCTCCAAACCGAACCGGCCTCGAGTCCACGCGATCAGACATCCGGCCGTCAGAACACCATTACGGGTCACGCCGATCAGATCCGTGGCCTCCACGTCTGGGGCGGCGAGATGCGCCATGTGCCCGGTCTGCTGAAGACCACCCTGCGGGTGTCCGGCAGACAGCAGATCCAATTGGTTGAACGTGATGGGTGTGATGTCGTAAATCAATGCTGTTCTCCTTTGTTCGCTATCGCCTGCAATATGCCCGCCAGTTCGCCCAGCTCGTTGGCGTTCAGCCGGATGCGGCGGACCGTGTCCCCGTCATGGGTGGACAGCACCCATGTGCGGGTGCCGTGACGGCCCCTGTCGGGCAGCCAGGTGAGGCTCGTATGCCCGCATGAGGCGCCCGTGATCATGCCGGCGCGGCGTTCGACTTCGATTTCCGGCTTCATCGCGCGCCTCCCAGGATCAGGGGCACGGCCGCCCAACGGCGGAACACGCGGCCCGGCGCATCCCTGCAGTACCGGTGGCCGGGATGGAGTACGGTCACACCCTTCGCGGCCATCGCCTCCAATGTGACGGGCCTGTCGTCGATGAGCACGTCCGGCGTGAGCAGCGTCTTGTCGCCGTTGTAGTAGCCGTCGAACTGGAAGCCGTTGCGGTGCAGCCAGCGTTGGCTTTCGCCGCGCCAGTCATCCGCGCGGCTGGTCGCCATGATGACACTCCAGCCCGCATCGTGCAGCTGGTTCAAAGCTTCGGCGGCTCCCCCATAGGGTTCTTCGCGTGAATAGAGGCCGTCGGCGACCGCGCGCGTATGCCACCACGTGAACGCCTTTGGATCCCCGCTGAACGGCCAGCCGCCGGCCAGCGTGAAATCGTAGGCCGCCGGCTCCGGGCAGGGGCATTCGTCCTCGCCGCGTCCGCATTCGCGGATGTAGTCGCGCAGACCGTTCGTATAGTCGGCGATCGTGTTGTCGATGTCCACCATGATTGTCTTGGTCAAAGCTATCGCCTCTTCTCAAGCTGGTCTGCCAGTTCGTCGAGCCAATCGTCGACGGCTTCGCTCTCATACCCGTAGGAGCCGCAGGGCAGGTTCAGATGCCTGACCTCATCGGCGGTAAGACCTCCCGGCTCCCCGGGGTGGGCCAGGGTGAACGAGGCGAGGCGCAGTACCAGATCGACGGGTACCGGCATGTAGGATGCGGGAGCCGATACGAGCGGGAACATCGGGTATGCCATGCTCTTATAGTCCGTTCTTCGTCAGGTATTTGTTGTTGATGATCTTGAAGCACCGATTGGCTCCCAGCTCGTTCGCCAATCCTTCGGACAACTGCTGGTCTTCGTGCAGATGCCAGACGATGCCCTCGTCCAGACAGTCTTTGGTGACGTTGCCACGCAACCCGTCTACTTTGGCGATCATGTCGTCCACGCTCCCCGTCAATGCCCACTCGTGTTCATCGAGTTCCGGGACAGCAAGATTCGGCATGCCCGTCGGCCACTGGTCGCGGTCGATCTTATGGCGGTCTTTCCACACGGCGAAGACGAACGGGCGTTGGGCCGGCAGTTTCAAACGGTTTGATTGAATGCCGGGGCCGCACAATTCGAATTGGGCGGCCATGCCGGGCCATAGCATCTTATCCAACTGGAATCTTTTGGCGAGCCGCATGTTCGAGGACATGGAGTCGAGTTCCCAGTTGTGTGAGTACACGTGGACTTGTCCGCGTTCGTCCATGCTGAGCGTGGTGCTGGTGCCATCCACTTTCACGGTCGGCACGGCTTTCAACGTCTTGATTTCATCCCAGTAGTCGGTGAGCGTCTGCAGACGGGGCGCGTCCGACTTGGAGCAGGGTGCGTCGAACCGGCCACCTGCATGCCGCCCATCGGCAGGGGCTCCTCGTATTTGAGCACATTCGCCTTATCGGTGATGTCCGTGCCGACTGCCGGCGTATACCGGAATCCGAGTTCATCCAAACGCATGATCAGACCCTGCGAGTACACGCCGCGCAGTTTCACGGTTCGCAGCACATGGCCGGTGACTTCCATGGAACCGACGATCATGGTCTTCTGTCCACGCTTTTGGAACGACTTGTAGCGCGGGTCGTAGGCGGGCAGAAGACTATCCGTCTCGAAATAGGCGACCCTGTCCCCCGGCTTCAGATGCATGTCCTTGCCGACGACCACACGCCACCCCAATATGCGGGCGACTTCGATACGATCAGCTCCCTCGATGGGTTCGATGTTGGTGATTTCCTGTACGCTGACGAGTTTCCTGCTGCTCATGCCGCCACTCCCATGCTGTATTGTTCGGGCGAGATGGTGATGATCATCTCGTTTTCGTCGTCGTAGATGCTTGCCTCATATCCGTTCGCATTGGCGATGTCTCGTGCCATGGCGAGCATCTGTTTGAAGCTGTAGTCTGCGGGTACTGGTGTCGAATACTCGTATGCGCCGTAGGTTCCATCTTTGATGCTTTTAATCTCGTACATTCTGTTCCTTGTCTTTTACTCATCGACTGCGTTGAGCTTCGTCCAGTCGCTCATAAAATCAGCGACGCTCCAACCACGGACGAGGAGAACCACCTCATTCGGGAAGTCTTCTTCTATCGCATACTCGCTGGGTTTGAACGTGGTGATGCCATACAGGGAACAGGCGTATCGGTCGGAAATCACCTCGGTGGGGTCTGCCAAATCCTCGCAGGAATGGATTTCCCCACCGTCAAGAATCTGATCTGCCGCCTCTTTGGGAAGTTCCTCGTATTCGCATCCGTCAGGAGTGTTGCGGCGCATGGACACGTCAAGCTGTCCTTTGCGCCACTTGTCCCAGATTTCATGGCTCAAGTGTGCGCGGAACATGTTCCTGAAGTCTTCAATGTTCATCATGATTTCACGCCTCGATGCTTTCACGGTCGAATCCAAGCGCTTGAATCGCGTTGTCAAGCGAGTCGGGGATGATGTCGCAGCCATCGCCGCTGAGCATGTCGTAGGCTTCTTCCGTCCAGCGTGTCATCAGCTGGTCAAGCTGAAGCGCGTCCAGCTTGTCAGGGTCGATGCCATAGTCTTCGAGGGTTTGCTGGTCGAAGTAGGTGACGCCGTACTGGCCGAACGCATCACCATAACCGTAGAAATCCGGCTCCCTGACGTTCAGCCCTGTGGGCTTGTAGGTTGACAGGAATTTCAGGAAGGCGTGTGCGCCTTGCTTCTCCTCATCGGTGAGGGTGCTATGTTCGAGCGCGTTTTGCAGATAACGGGAGTATGCGATGTTCATTGGTTTTCCTCTTTCATTTTTATGTGGACATATTCAGTATAACAAGTAAAAGAGAAAAGTCAAACCACCGTTTTGCTGTGAGGGTGCCCCCGCCTTTAGGCGCGGGGAGGAATCACAGCTTTCTTTTTTCCATATTACGCTTAATGTGGTATTATTAGAAATATGAGCCAGAAAGTCGTGTTGGAACGTGTGACGTTGGACGGTGCCAAACCGTTCATCGGTTATACCGACCAGCATGACCCATGTTCCGAAAAGCTTTACGCGAATACCGGCAGTCAGGCAATGGAATGGCTTTGTGATGCTTGGCGATACCGGTTCAACCAGCTGAGGTCGAACCGTTGCAAATACGGTAAGGACAAGACTCTCATCCCCATTGGCGGCACGCCCGACACTCGTAGCGTCAGCCAGTCTCGGAAAGAATGCTCTTGGCTAACCGCAGTGCCTTCCCTCATCTTGGAATCCCCGACCAGAATCGAACGGGTCGAATGGTTCACCTCCGTGAAACGACGCAAAACCCTGTTAGGCAAACGGTTGAAGCCGGGACGAATGCCCCGCTTCAAATCGTATAAGCGTGACGGACAGCATTTCATCTGCTGGTACAACGGGGGACGCAACGCCGTATACCGTCAGGTCAACAGGAATCATGGCATAATCACCATCACTGGACAGAATCCGAAAGGATACTCCCAAGCCGGTGAACCGTTACGGTATCGCATCCTCCTGCACGTGCGCGTCAGTCAGCCGATACGCGAATACACGGCCATCCAAGTGGATTGGACGAACCGTACCGTAGTATTCAACAACATTCCCCTCCCCATCAGACGCAAGCCCACCGGAAAGGCCATCGGCATAGACCGTGGATGCGCGCATGCAGCCGCCGACTCCAACGGTCGATTCATGGACTTACCCAAGAACAGGCTGAAAGCCATCGACCGTGAAATCCGGAAGCGTCAGAAAAGCCAAGCCCGTAGGATCAAGACAGCCGGATATTCCAGTGAGAAAGAATACGCGAATAGTGGCAGAACCAGCCGCGCATATTGGAAGACCCGGCTGGAAATCACAAAACTGCATGCGAAATCCAAACGCATACTGGATGACGTGTACCAAAAATACACGACCCAACTCGTGCGTGACAATGATTTGATTGTGTTGGAGAACCTACGATTAGCGAACATGAGCCGACGCAACAAGCCTGTTCCCGACCCGTTGCATGAAGGCAGGTATCTTCACAATGGTCAGGCGGCGAAACGTGGACTCAACCGTAGTCTCCGACAGGCGAGCATGGGAAGACTATCGTCCATGCTCGCATACAAGACCAAGCTTGCCGACGGCGTGGGCATGATACTCGTCAACCCGGCCTACACAAGCCAGACATGCAGTCAATGCGGGTATGTGGCGAAAGAAAACCGCGAGAGCCAAGCGGTGTTCATTTGCAAAAAATGCTCGTATAAGACGAACGCTGACGTGAACGCGGCGAAAAACATTCTCAAACGAGGATTGGACACGCTCGCCATCACATCGGAAAACCTGTGGGGCGCGGACGGCACCCCGGTCGAACAGGGACGTAAGACTATCGGAAACGCTACACGCGAATCCGTGGCAGTCTCTTAGAAACCAGAACCTCTCCTACCGCAAAACGATAGGAGGAATCCCCCGGTTTAAACCGTGGGGAGGACGTCAAAGACTGCTCCCATTCGGAACCCAGCGTTTCGCATGTGGCCACTGGGCCCATCGTGCTTCGACGGGATTCGAACCCGCATCACCCTAAAAGGGCATCCTATCGGTTGGAAGACGAAGCCATGTTGCGGATACGATGCTGGAGAGGCGGTTCTGTTCAGGCCACTGAGTTGCAGGCCTGCGCCTTGACCATCGTTCCACTCCGCCCCAATATGGCAGCGGGCGGGTGGTGGCGTTGACATCATATTCCGCAAGAATATGAGCGGAAGTGGGCGCTGCAACGGTTACGGGTCCCAGTTATGGAGAGAACCTACCGTAGCATCGTTCCCGTTCCGTCAGACGTTCGAACCGGATCGGGTGGTTGACGCCGTTGCTTCCGCTGGTGCTTTCGCCGGGGTTCGAACCCGGACTGGACAGTTCCTTAGACTGTTGCCTCTACCGGTTGGGCTACGAAAGCATGTGCGGATACCACCCTTGCGAGGTCGCAATATCCGCACAGTCCACAATCGATCCGGCCACTCGTGCCGGATCCTTGCACTCATGCTTGCGGTGGACGCGCATACTACGGCATGAGGCATGACGAGGATCACGGGCTATGACGCCCATGCTCCACCGAGACCGTTTCCACATCATGTGGATCGGCTGACAAGAGGCGTAATCGATTACGACTCAGGAAACCCTGTCCGCACTTGGCGGATGGGCAGATCGGATTCGCGCCGGCCCTTCCGACGGAGGGCTGTTCGCATCATCCTGGAATGATGGGCGCCGGCGATATCCGCGTGTCCGTCGAACAAACGGAGGCGCGGATCATCGGACACGAGTCGCATGGTCATGGCTTCCCCGCCGGGAACTCCCAACGGGCATGGAATCGTATCGAGCGGTGTACGGGAATCGAACCCGCGTAATCAGTTTGGAAGACTGAGGCACTAACCGTTGTGCTAACACCGCAAACAGGAATCCGCAGACACCGTATCAGAAAGCGGATTCCCTAGCGGACGCCACGGGATTCGAACCCGGATCTCCACCCACAGGGGGTGGCGTGCTGCCATTACACCAACGCCCCGCACGGGTCATGAACTCCGTGCGTTCGCCTAGCCGTGATTCGTCAGGGTGGAGGCCGGCCATGGACTCCGTCGCCCGCATCACGCGGTCCGTGTTCGCATGATGCCCCTTTCGCCGCTACAGCCATGTGATGCGGCGCGCATCGAACGGGGGCGCGGTATTCGTCCCCGTGGGTAGGAGCCTTCCGCCGGGTCGGCTTCAGGCTCCTTGACTGTCCAACGGTTCCGTTTTTACCGAGTGCGGGAACCGTCAAAATACGGCACTCGTGCATTGCGCTGGAATCGAACCAACGACCTCCCCGTTATGAGCAGGGTGCTCTGGCCTACTGAGCTAGCAATGCGATTATCGGATGCCGACGCTGAACGGCTTAGCCTAAGCTGAAAGGACTAAAAGCTGCAATGCCATCCATCGCTCCATCCCCATTCCCCATGGATCGAGAGAACAGGCGGTGACGTTGACGACGGTATCCTAGTGCCTCGTGTTGGGCTTGAACCAACGACCATGGAGTTATGAGCTCCGCGCTCTAACCGACTGAGCTAACAAGGCATCGTGCCCATGGCCGGAGTCGGACCGGCTGCGCCCGGTTTAGGAAACCGGCGCTCTATCCGTTGAGCTACAAGGGCGTTGCCTCGTGATGCACGAACCCGTACGAGGCGCGACGGTTTGAGAGAGAAGAGAAGAAGAGGACTCCGTGCATTATGGTTGGCGGAGTTTTCGTGCGTGCCCTCAACGAGAATCGGACTCGTGGCCTTCCGCTCCGGAGGCGGACGCTCTATCCACTGAGCTACAAGGGCGATGGCATCGTTTTCGCGGCCTGGGGTGATGCCGAAACCCTGTATGTCCGGTACAACACATCGTTCGAGTGTAGAGGAAGAAATCGAAACGAAGAATGCTGCCGCTGAGAGGCGGTTGTGGGGGTCGAACCCACCGTTCACGGTTTTGCAGACCGTTGCCAACAGCCGGTTGGCGTAACCGCCGATTATGTTCCTCCTCCTGGTTTCGAACCAGGACTATGGGTTCCAAAGACCCGTGTGCTGCCGTTACACCAAGGAGGAATGTGCGCGAACGCATCGGACACGTATGCCCGACTGCGTTCCGCCATGCCGATCCAACCCGTTTTTGCTGACTGGATTCCAGGCCCTATCCCGTGGCCTATCACTGCAGATCGGCTAGCGGATGGTGCGAGAGTCGAACTCGCCAGGGACTTCCGCCCCAACAGTCTTAGCAGGACTGCGCCTTTACCGCACGGCCCACCATCCATGCCAGTGTTTTCAGTACGGGGCACACCGGCCAAACCTCGATAAACCCCTCATGGGAACGATTTTCATGCGGGGTTCGCGGAGTAGGGAGGATTCGAACCTCCGGGGGCTTGCGCCCCTGCTGCTTTCGGGACAGTCGCATTCGACCGCTCTGCCACTACTCCACTGATCCACACGAAGGAACAAACTGGTTGACGTATTCGTGCGGATCTCGTGCTCCCGGTGGGATTCGAACCCACGACCATAAGGTTAGAACTCTTCTGCTCTGTTCCGCTGAGCTACGGGAGCAAGGTGGATGCCTACGGTTCAAGAAAAGCGACAACCCTTTTCCAAAGGAGTAATTCGTTTTTTGGAATATTGTTGTTGCCTAGGCATCCACGTTTTCCGCCTTCTTTTCGCGCGTGGTCTGCGGATACCACCGTAATTGCGATGTTGCGCTTACACATGGCCTTGTGCCATGCGTCGTGTTCCCGGCAGGCTTCGAACCTGCGCCGAACGCCGTTTAGGGGCGTGCCTCTGCCGGTTGGGCTACGGGAACTTGGCCGACTGTTCCTCACCACGGTCGACCTTCGTGGCCGATATCAACCTGAGCATCCCGAAAGAGAGGGGAAGAATGGGATGCCGGTCATGGGGAAGAATGTGGGACGGTATCATTCGGCTTGACGAATCCGTGAGTGAGTAAGGAGCCAAACAATACCGTCCTGGCGCGTCGGGTGAGTCTCGACCTCACACCCACCGGTTTTGGAGACCGGTACTCTGCCGTTAAGCTACCGACGCATGTGGAGCAGGAAGCCGAAGATAGGTAGCGGAGTAGCTTCCTGTTCCGAGTGCCCTCGGCGGGGTTCGAACCCGCAACCTCTGGTTCCGTAGACCAACGCTCTGAATCCGATTGAGCTACAAGGGCGATGGCACATTTCGTTCCTTTAACGACGTACGCCTGTGCCGGGCCGTGTTCGGCATGGTCCTCATTGATGTCGCTCCGGAGACCATCGCTGCAAAAAGAGCGTCCTCCCCATCCGTCCTGAATGACAGATGGAGGGGAATCGGGAGACTGGATTGGGTTTTACCAGCAACGTCGAGGACAAACGAGATCATGTCAGATCCCCTCTGGACGTGCCGCCGGTTCGGTCGCAAACCACCCTGCCGGGCCCGGCTCATCTTATCGCCTCGTTTCCGATGCAATTGTTCGATCACTCCCTGAAAGCAGTCCATTGATCGGATGGATTGCTTCGTGCCTCCGTCTGGAATCGAACCAGCATCCACGGTGCTTCAGACCGTTGCTCTACCATTTAAGCTACAGAGGCACCGTACGACGGACTGTTATGGGATCTGGGTTATAGGCCCTTCCCTGGTCCGTCGCACTGTGTGTTTTCCTTCCCTTGTTTCGCGCGCGGCCGGAAGAAGAAGTTGCCGCAGCCTATCCGATAATAGATTGATGCGCTTATGCTCGGCGATTTACCAAGCATCGTGCCCCGACGGAATTACGATATCCGGACCCAGTGCTTAAAAGGCACCTGCTCTTCCTCTGAGCTACCGGGGCGATGGCATGTTTCCTTATTCCTTGACGCTGCGTGCCCATGCCGAGGCTGTTCGTCCATGTTTTCTCCGGAAGCGTCCACATGGAAAGGACGGCTACGAGTCCCATTGTTGGATCAGATCCATTGTTTTGGTTTTCCGGATAGAGCGGATGACGGGGTTCGAACCCGCGGTTTCCTGCTTGGGAAGCAGGCGTGCTACCACTGCACCACATCCGCATGGCCGTGCTTTTTTCGGATACGTCGCACGGCGGTGACGTATAGTCCGCCAGCCGAAAGAGGGATGGCTGGTCTCCGAGTCGGATTGACAGGATTCGAACCTGCGACCCCATGCTCCCAAAGCACGTGCGCTACCAAACTGCGCCACAATCCGATATTTTTGACAGGACTCCGTGGCTTACCAGCTACGTACGTGCCCTATTAAACGCGATTTCCTCAGATTCTGGCACCGTCTTAAGCCAGTACCACGATGCTTTCATCTTGATTCTTTCGCGTGTTTAGACTGTCTCCACCGGTTTTCCTAACCTCCTGCGAAACCTCCCCTTCCAAGCGTGCGACCTAGGATTTGCACGCTCTTCCAGTTTTTCTTCACAGTCCTCGACTCTCCGGTTGTAAGACCTGTCAAAAACGTGGCTCCGGGTGGATTCGAACCACCAACCATGCATGCTCCGCCGTTTGAGCTACGAAGCCGGCCGGAACGCGTCGTCTCATGGCGCGTATCATTCCGGCTTTTACCGTTCGCTGTCAGACTAATGAGACTAGCCTGACAGCGGATAAAATCCGTTTGTTGTTTAGATACTGTGTGCAAACGAAAACCACAGCACGGCCTTGAAGGCGCCGCTACCTGTTAATCCGCCTGTTTGCAACCAGGCGGATAGTGGTGGCGGGAGGACTCGAACCTCCGGTGTTTCCTTGTCGCAGATTTACAGTCTGCTGCCGTCGCCGCTGGGCCACACCACCGGTGCATCGCTTCTGCCCGTCACGGTGCGATGCATACCGTGCCTGATTCATCTGTACCCGCAGACCGTGAGTCTGCACAAGCTCATGGGAGATGGATCGGGTCGTGGAGCTGCCGAGAATCGAACTCGGGTCTAGCCTGCTGTCAGCCTTTGCTTGCTGTCACGTGCGTATCCGACGCGGCTGATCCCCACTTGCGTGGGGAAGATCATCCGTGGACAGGGTGCGTTCGGCGAACCTGCACGGCTTGTAGACGATGTTCATATGCTGGCCGGGCGAATCCATCGTCCGACTGTCCGACCAGTCCGATTCAAAGTTTTCCGATTCTGGCCTGTTAATCGGCAATGGGGTCAGAATCGGGTTTCACGCCACGAGGGTGAAACGGGAAGAAGAAACGGTGTTGGCGTTCGTTCTTGTGGCAAGGTTGATGACGGTTGTCCTTGCCGGCCTCCGGCACGTAGCAAATGGTTTCCTGCAGGCTATCGAAAGCCTGTCAGCCCCAATGATATGGGTCGGATGGCGTGAACAACAGCTATTCAACCCATGTCTTTACTGCTGCCACCTTGCAGGGGTGGCGTATGATCCAAGGTCTTGTCCTCACGCCCATGCGGGCTAGAGTTGCCTTGGACAAGAATGTTTTTTTGGTGTCTCTCTTCGGTTTTCAAGCGTCCGCATCACGTGCGTGGTGTAGTGGTTGGCTTCCTACGCAGGATGCTTCGCGACTGCTCCGGTCTTGCTCCGGGTGATCCGCTTTGTCGGATTGCAGTCTTGAGAGAAGTTGAAGAAATGACCCGTTTTTAAGGAGTCCTTTGAACCTCTTTCTTTTTTATGTGGACACATTCAGTATAACAAGTATTTTGGTGCTGTCAAAAAGCGAAACCCTATAGACAAGCCAAAATGTTGAAATATCAATGGTTAATAACAACAAAATATGTTTGATATACGGCGTGTCGCACCGGGAAAAACCCGGACAAGCACCACCAAACATCGTTTTTTTCGTATTCCATTGATTGCCGGTACCATAGAGAACCATGACCAACAACAGTCCGGACAACACGAAACCAGCTACCCATTCAACCGACCTCGTGCTCGACCGGGTAGCCACGATCTCAGACATCGAAAACCGTTTGCCGGACAGTAAGGAAATCTGGTACGGGCACAGCATCCTCACCAGCACCCTTTTCCCCGCCACTCCCCCGGCGGAAGGCACCGACTTCGTCAGCAAAGACAACAGTACCGTCGAATACATCCTCGAAGCCGGTATCGATAGCCTCACCAGGTCAAGGGACTTCCCCTACGGGAAATATCCCCGACTATTGATGGCGTGGATGGCAAAGCAGATTCGCTCTGCGGGAACGAGGAAAACCCCGACCGTTGACCCGTCGCAGCACACCATCACGATTCCCAGCATGTACCAGTTGTCCGAAGAGCTCGGCATACCCCGTGGAGGACAGTCATCGAAACGTTTGCAGGAACAGTTGCGCCGTCTCCTGTACTGTCATATCAGCATCAGGCAGAAAACCGGGTTTGCGGGCAACCGGGATCGGTTCGACTCCGTGAACATGCAGATGGTGAAGGCCGTCAGCTTCCTGAACGACAACAATAATCAGGATTTCAGCGGCGCCAAGTTCATTCTCACCGATGAAGTGTGGGACAGGCTCGCCCAGGAGTCGGCACCATTTGACACTCGTGCCACCAACTACCTGCTGTCCGGCAAATCCGTTCTCCCCTATGACGTGTACGTGTGGCTGACCGGAACATTCCGCAACCTGCGTCACGACCTCACATTGGATTGGGATTGGCTGCACGGACGTTTCGGCGACAGCATCAAGGAACGCCGCGTGTTCAAAGCCAAGTTCCGTGAAGCATTGAAGAAAATCCACGACGTATATCCCGCCGCGAACGTGGAAACCACCCGGGACGGCATCATCCTGCACCCGTCGCCAACGTCCGTCCCACCCAAGGCGGAACGGCGTGCTTTGGACGAGGGGCGGGGCGATTGGCAGCGATAGGCCACTAATTCGTCCCACCCTATTCACTGATGCAGATCAGTGCTTAATGCAGTCGGCTTTGATACTGATGGCATATCGGTGTATCGACACGTGGCCTATCGGTGCAGTTTCCCAATTTTTTTTGAAATTGATTCGTGGATTTCGTTCCACACGTAGTGGCCTATCGGTGCAGTTTGGTTGTATATGGGAGCTTTCCGGCTTCGAGAACGGGCTGACGCTCTATCTTTCTGAGGTAGTGGCATATCGGTGCAATCCCGCCGATCCGTTGATGGCCTATCGGTGCTGTTTTCTTGTCTCTGCTGATGGACTATCGGTGTAAAGCCTCCCGAGCGGAACCTCGAATGAGCGGGTTCTGCAGCCCCCGACCCCTATAAAAGGCTTCGTATCCCATAGCTTCAAGGAAAATAGTGGCCTATCGGTGCAAAACACACTATCCCCAGTCCCAACGCATTGTTCTCCACCAGTTTCGGCCTTGTATACTGGCCCTATCCGACACTGTTGTGGATAGTGGCCTATCGGTGTAGCCAGTAGTGGCTTATCGGTGTAATCAGCCTTGGTAACAATCTTACGGCGTGGAGTATCCCTGCACTGATAGTGGACTATCGATGCTGTTTTAGTGGCCTATCGGTGTCGTTTCCGTGGAATATCACTGCCGAATCCGTGGACTATCGGTGTAACGAACCTGCTCAAACCGCTTCTCCTGTAAGGGCTGACGGGCAGTGCTTATAGTCATACTACATACTGGACATACTCTTTTATAGCAGGAAGATCGAGAACGAACGATAGTGGCCTATCGGTGAATACATTTACGCTGATAGGCCACTACCTTGATCCCGGTTTTCCGTTCGAAACATACGGTTCTCGTGTTTCTGGGATCCCACCGGACAAAGGAAAACCTTGGACGAGGCCGTGGCCTATCGCTGTATTTTTTGTGGATTGCCGCTCCTCTTCTACGACGATCCGCCTGTTTTTTTTTTAGTGTTGGCTAATCGGTTTGTTTGTTGGCTTCTTCGACCATGTGAATGCGTTCTCCGATCCATCGCATGACCGGTACGGCCATGCTGTTGCCCAACGCCTTGTAACGGGGACCGTCCGGAGCGTGTTCCTTGTTCCGATATGGGATATCGGTGTAATCGTCGGGGAATCCTTGCAAGCGTTCGCATTCTCGTGGGGTCAGCCGGCGGACGGTGAGATCTCTCTTCTCATGGTCGCCTGTTATCAGCGTCTGGGTGTTATGAGTGGACAATGTGGCGCTCATATCTCGGTGAATCAAGGCACCTTTCCCGCCGCCGGGTTTCCCGCCGCGAATCTGCGAGGTGACAGGCTCATCTTCCCCGGTTGAATCTTCAGCAGGATAGATGAGCGGTGGATCCTTCTTCGCGTGAGAAGTCAAGGTGGGAGCCAAGTTCACGCTGGTCATAGCATTCGTCTGACCATCGGCCCGGCAGATGTACGTCTGCTGTTTGATGCCAGGCTGCGCGGCCAATGCGCCTGCGACTTCCGGTTCACGGACTTCGGCGCGCTGGTTTTGGGTGAATGCGACAGCCGGATTATGGTCGGTTTTCAACGTGGGCGTCACGTCTTCCGACAAGGCGAAACCGCCGCCTTTCTCAGTGATTCCCGCATTCGGATTGAACACGAGCGGCTGCACCTGCACCAATGGGACCTGTTTGCCTCCGGTTCCGGCCCGTGCGGTCAATGTCTGGCTGACGTCATCTTGCGCGTATCGGAGTCTGGCATCGGTCGGATTGAAGTCCAAGGCGGCTATGGCGGTGCTGTTCGTCCGATCCAACGTGTTCGTCACATCGTCCTGTTTGACGAGTTTCCCGTTGCTGCCGGTTTGCGCCGTCTGGCAAAGGAATACTTTATCCCGTTCGTCAACGACGACGTTCGCTCCACGGTCAACGCAGGGGGAACTATCGTATCGTGCGGTGAGAGTACCGGCGACATCATCACCGAACTGGGTGAAAACGCTTTCCTGATTTTGCCCTGACTTTTCTCTTGTGGACAACGTCGGATATACGCCGGAAGTCGGATAACCTCTCCGACTCTGGGTTTCGCCGGGATTCAGGCAGCCAGAATCATGATCTGCCGTTCCAACGCGTCTTGCAGCCTCTTCGGTAAGGGCTTGCCTCTTCTGTCGGCTCGACTGATGATCCCACGACAGGCTTTCACGCTCAAAAAGTACTTCCGCGCAACGCATGGTTCCAAGACTTCCAACAAGGAACACACGCTCGCGTCTTTGGGCCACGCCGAAAAACTGCGCATCCAACACTCGCCATGCCAGACCATACCCGAGCGCATCCATTTCGGACAGGAGCTGGCGGTAAGCCCCCCCCCGCTCGCTTGAGAACGCTCCTGGGACGTTCTCCCAGACAAACCAACTTGGACGGAGTTCACGTACCGCTCGAATGTATTCGAACATGAGTCCGGAAGCTCCCGCGAGTCCCTCTCGCTTGCCTGCGACAGAGAAGGACTGACAAGGAGATCCTCCGACAACAATGTCTGCTGCTCCCACATACGGTCTCCAATCGATTTTCGTAATATCTCCAAGATTCGGGATATCCGGGTAATGGTGTTGCAATACGGTTGACGGGAATGGGTCGATTTCGCTGAAGGCCAGCGGCTCCCATCCCAGTGGATGCCATGCGACCGTGGCGGCTTCTATACCGCTGAAGATGCTGACGTATTTCACTGGTGGAGGAGTTTCCCGAGTTGGATTTCAGCGATGGCGGCGTTCACGTATCCGCGCGTGTGGAAGTGTTTCGGGTTGAGGCAGCCGATTGTCCATGTGATACGTTCGGTGGGATTGTCCACGTGGCGTTGTGCTTCCATCGGTTGCCCGCAGTTGGGGCAGAACCAGTTGTGTTTCATTGGTTGTTCTTTCTGTCGGAATCTGAGTGTGATGCTGCTTGGCATAGGGCTGCGGCGAAGAAGCCAAGGATGAAGCCGTAAAATAGGCAGATGATGGCAATTAGCATGAGGCCTCCTGTTTCGTCAGATGGTTTTTGCGATGAGACTGATCGAGACGATCAGCAAAACCCATAGGATCGCGATGCCGACCGTCCAACGGTTGAGGTTCTTCTCCGCGACTCCGGATGTGCCCGCGTTGGCGGTCAGGCCGCCGCCGAACATGTCGGACAATCCCCCGCCCTTGCCCTTGTGCAGGAGGATCAGCAGGGATAGCAGGACGCTCAGGACGGCGACGATGGTTTTCAAAACGATGATGAGAACGGCCATAGGGTTCCTTTGGAATAGGAAATGACGATGAAGACGATCAGGGCTGTCAGGTATGCGACAGCCCAACGGCGATAGGTGCTGCGATGCTGTGGATTATCCGTCCATACGCTCATGAGAAGAAACGTGAGCAGGGCGATACCCATCCATATCAGCATGGCAAGGGTTACGGGATGTGTGACCGTCACCCGAACACCATGAGAGTGAGTTTGCCGAGTCCGAAATCCATGCCCGTGACCAATATCATGAGCAGGATGACGAACACGAATGCGGCAATACTCCAGGCCAGCCATTCGCGGGCGGTTGGAGTCACCGTCTTACGGGTTTCATCGATTACCTGCCGGACATAGCGTCCGATGGTCAGGAAAGGATTACGGGACTGCTTGAGGGATGTTTTTTCAGTCAATGATCAGCTCCTTGAACAGGAGCATGAGACCCAATGATCCGGCAATGACGCACAGGAACGTCAGGATGACGCACAGATAATATGCGATGTTCCAACAGCGGGCTTCCTTGATTCGGTCCAGAGAAGCGGCGTTCTTCGCGCCTTGCCCGAACAGCATGCCGACATGGAGGATAAGCCATGAACTGGCATATCCTCCGGTCATAACCATTACGTATTGGAGGATCAAGATTCTCACGCTCCGGGAATGGTCTTATTGGACGTCAACAGGGGTCGCGGTTGCTGATGCGGTGTTCTTCGCACGGATTTGAGCGAAGGCGATGGTCCTATCGTCTTCGCTCAAATCCGTCTCGTTCGGATTAGTGGCCTGGCCGGTGATGACCGGTGTTGGCGCATCCTTCGGAGCTGACTGGACTGTAGTGGCGTTAGGCTTGCGTCCAGACTGGTAGGCGTTGTCAAGCACTTTGCTTGCTTCCTGGAGACGGCCGAGAATCGCACGAACCCTTGCATCGGCCTGCTCCGCGATGTTTTGCCGTCCAGTGGCATACGAGTCGGCTTCCTTACGCAACTGTGCGGCGGACTGCTGCGCGGATTCGATGATCTGCTTCGACTTCGCTTGGGATTCCTTCACGTTCTTTTCGGCGACCTGCCGCGCGTCCACTATCGCTTTCTCCGCGGCGGACTGGCTCTGCTTGCGAATGCTGTCAGCCTCCTGCAGCGCCTTGTTCTTGATGTCGGCTGCGTTTTTTTCTGCAGCATGATAAACGGTCTGGGTGTCTTCGAGGAGTTTCCTCACATCGTCGCCCACGCTCGTGTACTTGTTCTTGAGTTTTGCTTCCAGATCGTTGTTCTGCTTTTCGAGTTCTTCGATCCGTTCGGAGAGCTTCTTGTTTTTGGCTTGCAGCTGATCGATGTCTTGGTTTGCCTGGGTGAACTGGTTGTTGACCGTATCCAGGGTTCTCTTCAAATCAGTGTTTGCTTGGGAGTACTTGTTGATGGTGTCTTGGAAATTGGTTACGGCGTCATTGACTTGTTGGGGATCGTAGCCGCGCATCTTCGTGTCGAATTCGATGAAAGGCATGGTGAGTGTATGTCTCCTGACTTTTCAGGTTTTATGTGGACAAATTCAGTATAACAAGCAAAATGCCGGGAAGCGAAAAACCCTCCCGGCATTTTTTCGATATCAGCGGTTTGGCATCTCCACGAGATCACCGGCCTCGTTGTATTCGTAACGTCTGCCATTGCGGATACGCATCCCGTGAGTCGTGGACATGGATGGCGTGTAGAACGACTCCCGGCCATTCTTCCGGACGCGGAAATTACCATCCGACAAGACCTTCACGTTATCGGCGGTGATACGGTTCATCGAACTCTTACCATTGTTGAACATGGCCGCGAAGCCTTCCGCATCGGCCGGCTCCTTGCCGATGCAGACGCCGTTCCCATTGGAAAGCATGCGCACATGGCCGCCCGGGGTGGCGACGGAGAACGCCACTCCCCCGTTGCCGTCGCGCATCTGGATGTCACTGCTGTAGAACTTGTTGCTGCCGTATTTGGTTCGCAGCAGTTTCGCGGCCGCCTGTGGGGATTGCGGATCCACGTATGGTGCGGCCGCCCGTTCGCGGACTGCTTGCACCTTGCGCGTATAGTCTTGGAATTCCTCGTTGGTGGTGAACTCCCTGCGTGCCTTGACCGGCTGCGTCCCGTACTGTTTCGCTTCGATGGAACCCCATACGGTGATGTCGTCTCCGCTGTGGGGGTTCATGTAGTCGGTGCGGAAATGCAAGGCGTTCTGCAACGGTTTGCCGCTTTTTGTGGATACCTTGGTGCCTCCGCTCACGGTGAAGTCGACGCTCTTGAGACCATCCTTCTGCATGGCCCTGGTCATGCGAGTGAGGTCACGGCCACGGAGACGGACGCTGCCGCTGCCTCCATGCGTGTTGGGGCTCCGCTGGGGCACCATGGCGACGAGATTGTCCCCGTTCACGTGGAATCCTTCGGGAACGGGATCTCCTGGTTTCATGCCCAGTTCGCTCATGGGAACGGATTCGGCCTTATAGGCGGGTTTGACGGTGACGTTGCCGTTCTTGTCCGCATACACGTAGACCGGCATTTCCCGGGCTTGGGATTCGCTGAGCCCGAACTCCTTCTCGTAGTAATGACGGGCTTGGACCGCAGCTTCGGCGAAGTCGCCGGGGTCAGCGGAATAGACGCGGTTGCTTGGGTCTGCGAACGCCGCGAGGTTGGCTTGTTCGGCTTTCTGGGCGTTCAACGTGTCATAGGTTTTCCCGTCCGGACGGCCGGTGATTTGAACCGCTATTCCCCCAAAGGATGTTTCCCCGTCCGGCAGGTTGGAGCCGACCGGTTGGAAATCGTGTCCGCGGTTGAGGCTGAACACGTCCGGTGGGGCGGCCTTGCTGTGGTTGATCACGCCGAATGTGGTTTCCCCGGACGCCGCGACGGCCATCTGTTCCATATCGCTGTTGCCGATGATGTGGATGCGTTCGATGGGGTTCTGGGTCTTGAAACTGCTGAACACCTTGCCTTGGGCGCTCATGTGCAGGATGGTGGATCCGTCTGCCAGCTGGTTCATATCGTTGACATAGTATTTCTTGACGATGCCGCTGCGCGTGGTGTACGTGTATTCGCCGGGGACGAGATTGGTTTTACGGAATCTGCCAAGGGGGTCACGCGGCTGTGTTGCTGGAGTCCATACCATTATCGGCTCTTTCTCTGAGATTGTCAGATGTGCTTCCTGTTCAATCGTATGGTCGGACTTGGTTCCTTCCGCAGGATTTTCGGATTTTGCCTAGGCTCTGTTTCCCCGGCGGATTCAGCTTCACGGATGGTTCGAACGTCAAGCTGGTGAAAGATGAGATGACGGATATAACGGGCCCAGACCGTGATGATGTATCCGGTCGCGCAGATTATGACCGATATGGTGACGACTGATTCCCTGGAGTCGATGAACCAGTCCTGCGGGACGATGAACATCGCATATAGGACGGCTATGAGGATAGCGATGAGTCCTATCACGGTCTGGACTAGCACTTGTCTCAGGTTCAACGCATCCTCCGATCATGTTCGCCCCAAGCGTCGATGGAGCTTTCGGCTATGCTCTGCGCCATTTGAAAATTCTCGGGCACCGGGAAAACAAAAAGTCTGACCATGTGGTTTCCCGTCATGAGATTCGGCAGACGTACGAAAGCCACTCCCCTGCAATGCTGGCTGTTCACGTTCGGCCAGGCTCCGATGCGGGTTCCCGAATGCAGTATGGTGTTCACCGTTTCCGCCGCATTGTCAGGGTCGGCGGTTTTCACCCCGTACGGGTATGCGATTCCGGCGATGATGGCGAATCTTTCATACGGACGGTAGGCTTGTCTTTCCCACTGTTGGAAGGCCAGTTCGATGAGTTGTGCGCGTACTCGTTCCCGAATGCCGAAGCTGTCTCCCCTCCCCCATGTGGCTGATTTCCGTTCGCCGTTCTGTCTGGCGATGAGGTCACTATCCGTATAGTTGCTGGTTATCCACTGTTTGTCGGGAATCGTGAATGACACCGAGTATCCGTCGTGCCATGCCGGCGGATTGGGATTATTTCGCCAATGCTGGTCGATGTTCGATGCGAGACGTGAGGTGATCTGGTATTTCGGCATTGATTCCGGCACCGGGATGATGAGCACGCTCAGCCTGTAATGGTTGGCTGGCGCCGGTGTTGGCAGTTGGATGTATACGGTGCTGTGCCGGTGCTGGCTGTCATCGTCGTCCCAGAGCCGGGCATCACTGCCACCGTCGATGATGGGTTTGATGGTTTCGGCCGCTCTCGCCGGGAAAATGTTTTTCTGGCTTGGACAGGCTACGCCTATAAGGGCGATGAACCGTTCCACTTTCCAGGCTTTTCCTGTTTTCTTGAGGTTGCGCCATTCGTTTTTCGCGTAGTCCCTCACCCATGCCCTTCGTCTGGCTCGCATGCGTTCCGTCTGTATGGTGTCGGTCGTACTCCACCATTCGATTGGGATGGTGAACTCGTGGGCGTAGCCTCCGCGCTTGTAGTTGGCTGGTTTTCTTGGATTGCTGGATGTTGTCCGGCGTGTTCGAGGTGCTGATGGCATTGGCGTTGGTTCTGTCGTCTTTACTGTATGTGGACATAATCAGTATAACGAGCAAATGATAAAAAGAAGAGAGGATCATCGTGCTGGATGGTCCTCTCCTGTCATGCTTCAGAGCAATCAGCTGGCGAGATCGCAGAGCATGTTTTCCGCAGTCAGCAGCTGCCAGTTCTGGAACGAAACCTCCTTGACCTTCTTGTTGAAACCATGTCGGAGCGCATACTTCGCGGCGGCGTCCACGGGGTCTGGAGTGTTCTCTGCGTAGCCTTCCTCCTTGGCTTTCTTGACCATCAAGGCGATGCCCAAGAGTGCTTGGCGGATGCTGGTCGCGGCAAGATTCGTGATCGGATTGTCATCGCTGATGCTGAAAGGCTGCCAGTCGCAGGCATCGGTTTTTTCGAATACCCAGAATTGCATGGTGCTGGGAGCCTTGGATCCACGGTCGAAGGCGTCCGGCTTGCATGCGGCTACCGCGGCACGGTAGAAAACGGTCTGAATGTGATAACCGTAGTTGATGACTTCCTTGGCGAATGATTCCGCGTCGGCCTTCTGGGCGGTTTTCAAATCGACCAGGTAATCGGTGCCGGCAGGAATCAGATCAGGCTTCGCCTTGAGCATCAGACCGGTTTGACGGTCCTTCCATTCGATGCACTGTTCCTTGGTTCCCTGTTCGATGATTTCCATGTAATCGGGGTATTCGGACATGAGACTGGTCTGTTCGATGCCCTCTTTCATGCGTTTGAGCAGTTGCATGTCATTGTAGGAGACGATGATGTTTCCTGCTTCCAGCTGGTCTGCTCGCCACTTCTGGTTGTCTTTGCTCCTGAAGCTCTCTCCCTCAGGCAGGCTGACAACGTCGCTGGTGCCGAGCAGGTAAGCGTGGAACGCCGTACCGAACTTCATGGCGTCGGTGGGCTTGTGGTCGTCGTTGAGACGGTGATATGCCCAGTCGGCCGGGTTTTTCAGGAATTGTTTCAATTGGCTTTGGTCGATTGATTTCAACCGGAAGTAGCCGGGGTCGTCGATGTCGATGATTTTCGCGTAGGCCATTGGTGTCTTTCCTTCTTGGATTCAAGTTCCGGGCATGCCTATGGACGGAGCATGCCGGAACGGTATGTGGGGAGGCTACTTGTTGTTCACTGGATCGGATTCGGCGATTTCCTGGGCTGACATGTCAGCCTCGTCGACGTACACGCTGGTGTTGCCGCTTTCCGGATCCACGACGACGTGAGGCTCGTCGTAGGTGATGGGTTCTCCGGTCGTCTCGTCGAACTCCGGGCTGACGGGCACCGGGTCGGAGAGGTGGAGATATCCGCCATCGGCTTTCTGCTGGGCGCGGTTGACCTCTTCCCAAGCGTTCTCCCAGTTGAAGAATTCCTCCGAATAACCCGGGTATGGTTCCTTTTTCTTGGTTTCCCAGTCGAGGAGCTGCTTCGGTGTGACGGGTTGCGAGGGGTGGAATTCCTCGGTCAGTCCTTCGGGGATCGGCACTGTGTAGTCGCTGAGACGGTCCTCGTCGTCTTCGTCGGGTGCGACGAATCGGACTTTCGCTTTGATGGGGGTGTTCATAGGTTGCTCCTTTTCCAGTTTTTTCCTGATTTGGATTGCTGTTTCGAGATATTCGATGAGCTGATGGTATGCGGCGTAGGACAGGCTCATGGGGTTGTCCTCGTACTTGCTGTACGTGTTGACGCTCATGCCCAGCAGGTCGGCTATCTCGTTTTTGGTTTTTCCTGCTAGCTGGCGCAGGCGTCTGATTGATAGCTGGTTCATTCGCCTCTCCTGGATGCAGTGGTCGGACTGGTGTCGTCCAGTCTTCTGGTTGTGTTCACGCTCCCATTGTACAACATGCAGAAAACTGCGTTTTTCAGCATTTTCTAACAAGGAGAAGCGCCTTGGAAATAAAGGCAACACGCCGAATAATATACATGTTCAGATAACTGCGTATATTTGAATATGTCCACATAGAAAATAAGAAGAGAAGACGAAAACTCCCATCCTCAATGCACTGTGGAGCGATCGTCAAATCGTCAAGGAGGAACCATCATGGCAACAGAACTGCTAACTCACGCGAAAACCGGAGTCATCCAGATGGGATGGCCCAAGCTCTACGAGGCGGTCGCATTCAAGGGAAACAAGGACGATGACAAGTCCGTCAAGAAGGACGATAAGGAGAAAAACGAAAGCACGCCTGCATACGGGTTCCCTGTGCTTCTCGACAAGGATGACCCCGATCACATGCGAACCGTCCGAATCCTTCAGAAGCTGAGCAAGAATGCGGAAGCCAACGCCATCGCCTTGAAGAAATGGGGCAAGAAGGATCGTATCGTTTCCAATGACGGTCTCAAGGATGCCGACGAGGATGAAATCCTTGACGGTGATAAAACCGTCCTCATGACCGATAAATATCCGAATCGAGCCAACCATTTTTATGTGAACTTCAGTCGTAGCTCCAAGGCTGGTCGTCCCGGAATCCGCTACATCGACGATGAAGGAATCCTGCGTGAGCTCCCCGAACCGATTCTCGGGACAAAGGAGGACATTCAGGCCGCTCAAGCCAATCTTAATGATGCCCGAGCCGCTTACGCTACGGCTGATGAAGACGCTCGGGAGGAGGCGAAGACGCTCGTTCTGGAGGCGACGCGCAATCTTGAGGAGGCTCAGGAGCGTGATGCCAAGGCCAAGGAAGTCAAGGTCTTATGGGATAAGCTGGTGTATCCCGGTCAGAACGTGCAGGCTTCGGTTACGGCACGTGCGTGGAAGACTCAGACCGGTAGCGGTGTCAGCTATCGTTTGGATAATCTCACGATTGTTGGCGGAGGCGTGCGAGATGGAAGCTTCGAATACGATGAGGACTTCACCGATGAGGATATCGAGGCTCTTATCGCTTGGCGAGACAAGCATGTGAACGCAAAGCCTTCCAAGGCCGATGATGAGGCGGCCCTTTTTGCGGATACTGACTTCGATGAGGCTGATTCCGATGATGAGGTGGACGAGGATACCGGTGAAATCGCGGTCAAGCCACGTCGCAAGGCTGCCGTTTCCCGTCGTCGTCCGAAGCCTGTCGAGGTTGAAGATGATGACGTGGACGAGGACGAGGACGAGGAGGAAGCTCCGCGCCATCGTCCGAAGAAGACCTCTTCGCGGGGCCGTCGTAAGCCGGCTCCTGTCGAGGTTGAAGATGATGACGTGGACGATGAGGATTATCCCGACATGTTCTGATGTATGGGATTAACGGGAAAGCCGAGGTCAATTGCCTCGGCTTTCCCGTTTTTTTCAGCCGACGTTGCCGCCACTGTTGCCCTTGGGTGGCGTCTCCTGCTGCGGTTGCGGGGATACCCCTCCCCCACTGTTGCCGGTTGATCCGCCGGTTGATCCACCAGTCGAACCATATCCCCCGCCCCAGTAGTACATGTTCCCGTATGGATTCTGCTGAGGCTGCTGCGCCTGCTGCTGCTCCTGTTGGGCTTGGGCCTGTCGTTCCGCTTCCGCTTTTGCCTTGGCCTCTTCCTCGGCTTTCTTCTTCGCGTCCGCATCCTTCTTGGCTTTATCCACTTTGGAGATGAGGTTCTTCAGCTCGGTCGAAGCCGAAATAGCGTCGGACAGGTTGTCAGACGTTATTTCCGTGCTTTTCCACTGGGATGCGAGGCTTTGCATCTGCTTCTTGTCGTTGCCGTCAGGAGCGTCAGCAAGACCATTTGCCTGCTGTACCAGACCGTCGAGTGTCGTTCTGGTTTCCTTGGCTTTTGCCTGCATTGCATCCGTGTAGGTTCTGTTGGTTTTCTCATATTCGCCGTCCAGTTTTTCCAGGGCCGATGTGATGTCTTTTTCAGTCATCGGATTCCCTGTGGTTGTTTTCTGGAGGGCTTCCATGGCTTTTTGCACGTCGCTGTTTTCCGCGACGGGACTGGCTTTGATCGTGGAGACCAGGTCATCGGCCTTCCGTTTCCTCCCGTCCCATTTGTTCTGTGCCTTCACCAGGGATTGTTGGCGCTGTTTGCGGTCTGCTTCGGCCTGCTGTTCCGCGACGTGAGTGGTGTATGCGTGATAGGTGTACGCTCCCCCGCCTATCAGTGCTCCGAGGCCTATGAGTATGGCGGCCGCGACTGCGATAATCTTTATCAGCGTTCCACCATTTCCCCTATTTTCTGTATCAGTGTATTCCTGTGGGAATGGGGAATCATACTGGTGTTCAACTGGGAAGACAATTTCCTGTGGGAATGGCGGATTGTCGAATTGTTGCGGGGGCATGCCATTCGTTTGCTGGCCTGTATTCCACTGACCGTTCGATTCATCGTCCGTCTGGCTCCAAAAGTCATCTCCCGTCTGGAATGTTTGCGTTGGGTAATCATCCGTGCCAAAACTTCCGGCGGATGCGGACGATGTTTGTGGTTCCCTCTCCGGATTGTTCTGGATCGGGTTTTCCTCCGGAGGTTCGGATGGGTCATCCCAAAGGTCGAACGGATCCGCAGAGTCCGTGCTCTTCGGGTATGTTTCGCCAGTGTCCTGTCTTACTGGGGAACTGTCTTCCTGTTGGAAGGACGAACTGTCATACTGTTCTTCTGTTCCGCTGTTCCATTGATTTTGCATAGGAACATTGGAGGGGGAAAAAGTCTCAATGTCTCCCTGTTCCTGCATATCAACGTTTTTCTTTGAACCTGCGGAACTGTCTTGAATGATGTTGTCGTCTCGACGTTCGCTCTGTTCCGTTGATGATCCGGCGGAATCGTCCGACTGCAGGTCGAATTGTTTGAACGGGTCGTATTCCTCCGGGCCTTTTCCTTGTTCCTGCATTTCCTCAGTGTTCTGTGAAAATGCAGGAACAGGAGACTGTTCTTCTGATTCCTCGTCTTTCTGGTCTTCGGACGAGTCGATGAATTCCTTGAACGGGTCGTAGTCGTTGGCGAGTAGGTCTATCTGATTGAGGTTTTCCGCATTCTCCTGTGGAGCCGTATCCGCAGTGTCCTGTTGAACTGGGTCGACAGTGCTCTGGGGGTTTGTCGTCCTGATGGAACGTGAAGCTGCGCTTTTGTTGTCCTGCGAATCTGTCGTTTTGTCGGACTGTGGAACTGTGTGTTCAATGGAATGAGGAATCGATTCCGCGTCTTCCTGTGAAAGTGATGCGCTGTTGGAACGTGAAACAGTGGAATCACTGGAACGTGAAAACGATTCCTCTTTCTCCTGTGTAGACAACTGACTGTCATCCTGTTGGAATGGGACTACATCTTCCTGTTGAAATGGGCTGCTGTCGGACTGATGGGTTGTGCTTTCATCAGACTGTGGAAATGAGTCATCAAAATACTGTGGAAACGTGTTCGCATTTTCACCGGAAATGGACTCCCTGTTGGATTGCGGAACTGTGGGAACATTGGAACTACTCCCTGTACCAACGCTTTTCTGTGAAAGCGATTCCGCATTGTCCTGTGGAAATGTGGAACCAGTGGAATACGACGCTGCGCCTTTGTCATCCTGTGGAGCTGCATCATCATCCCACAAATCATCCATCAACAGGGAATCATCCAACTGATTCCCCGCCGTCAGCCAATCATCATCCTTCGCCAACATCAACACATCCTATGTCATAGACCTTTCTCGGCAGACAAGCGCCCGATATTCATAGCGGCATCGATGGCGCTCATGTGCGGCACGTCGACACCTGCCGCATACAGTTTGCTCGCATGCGCCGCAGCGGCGGCACCCTTCAACGGCTTGTCACGGTCTGCGACATCACGCCCGTCCTCGCCGAAACCGTCCGTGGGGAACCCGTCGTCCTCATCCCCACCGGAGTCGATCATGCCGTCATCGGGTTTTTCTGCGGCGGTCGGCAGGGCGTTTACGATTTCATCCCATGACCAGTGGCCCGAGTTCATGTCGCCTTCCGGCGGTCGGATTGCGGTCAGACGTTCACGCAGCAGATCGCTGTATGATTTCCTTTGCTTCTGGTTCTCCTCGTAGAAGCCCTTGTAGATGACGGGTTTCATACCGGGAAGCCTGATAAGGCCGGCTCCTCTGGAGATTCCCGGTTGCATGATGTTTTCCGGTATCTCAGGGAAGTCCTTCGCCCCTCCCAGCAGCTCCTCGACAGCGGTGGAGGGTTGCAGGGTAGGGGAGATGACCGTGGTCAGATTGACTCGCATACCGGGGTCGAAACCGTCCTGCAGGCGGGTCGATTGCCCGCAGAACAGGAAGCAGACACCGGAGAACCGGGCTTTTTGCGTGATCTTCATCGCATAGGTGATATTTGCCGCATGGATGCTTGCCTCATACTCGGCCCGGATGCGCATCGGATTGTCCTTGCTGACCTTCGGTATGGTGACGCTCCCAGCCCATTGGGCTACCTCATCGCACACAAGCAAAAGCAGGGGGTTCTTTTCCTGTTCGTCCCTAGGCAGACCCCACCAGTTCTCGACCCCATACTGTTTGATGAGTCTCGACCGGTAGGAGCAGATCTCAAGCACATGAATCAACGTCGCGGCAGCCGATTCGGGACTATCGCAACCCCAGCCGTGGGGGATGATCCACGGCCGGCACCATTGGAAATCGACGCTTTTGTCCTCGTCGTCGCAGATGGCAAGCTGGAATCCGGCTTCCAGCGCGGCGGCGATGAGCGTGTTGATGACAACGCTTTTCCCGCTGTTGGCTGCGGCGGCAACCATGATTCCCGGGCCGGACTTCCAGTCGAGTGACAGCCAGTCGCCGGTTTCGCGGCCTCGTTCGGGCAGCTTCATGCCCAGATAGGCGTGACGTAGGTCGTTTTTACCGATCAGCTGTTTCGGGCAGGCTATCATCGCAGGAAAAGTCGGGGGAGTGCCGGGGTACACCATGATGACGCCTTTTTCGGGGTCGGCCTTGAAGAACCAGCCTTTTTTGCCGACCACTTCGACGGCTTCCTGCATTCGCTTGTCGTATACGGAAGCCTGATAGGTGACGGTGTTCTCCTTGATGCGGATTTTCCAACCGTTCTCAGGAGTACGTGAGATACGAATTTCCCAAGGCTTGACCTTGAGAACGTTCGCGAATATACGCCGGGTGGCTGCGGCCTTCTCGTCCAACTGTTGGAGCAGCACGAGGAATTCGCTGGAACTGATTCGAACGAAATCGACGACGGAATAGCCTTCGTACTGGGGTTGGCTTTCCAGGTTCTGCACCGTTTTCTTCTGGGAAGCCGTGTCCGCGCATTCGCTGTTGCTGAGTCTGACGGCTTTGATTCCGTTGTTGATATCATCGGAATCCATATCCATCGGCGCGATGATCGCGTACCGGTTGTCGGAATCGACACTGAATACGCTGTAGCCTTCAAACTCAGGGTTCTTTGCGGCTTTCTCTTGGATGAGGACGGTGAGTTTGATCATGTCGTCCGGATTGGTTTTATCAAAACCATTGGGGAAGAATTTTTCGAGAGGGATTTTCTTTCGACGGTCAGCCATCAGTTTTCCTTCCTCTTGTAGAAGGGGGTATGGAGGACCCGGAGTGACCCGTTTGATGTTTCGTATAGGCAATTGCGGGCCTGTATGAAGTCCAAATGCCGGTTGAGATAGGTGAGGGTTTCGGCTTCACGGGTGTTTTCGGCGTGGAAAAGAGGCTGCGCGTGCGGATCGAGCTGTCCGGCCGGATGGAATAGCACATGGTTGCCGGCGATAAGCCGGTCGTAGAGCTTTTGACCCACTGTGGATGGGTGAATGCTGCTGCGGACCATGACCACGTTGACGTTCGTTCCGGGTGCCATTTCGATGATTCGGCTGAGTTCGTCGGAGATTTGACTGCCGACGTTCAGCAGATTCATGTCCGGGGAGCCGTTGTGTACGTCATAGTCATCGAAGGCGAGCAGTATCGGCTTGATCGGCTTGATCGGCTCGGGTTCGCCCTTGATGCGCCGTCGCTGTTCCATGCTGACCCGTTGCACTATTTCCAGTAGCTCATAGGGTTGCCGGTAGCGTCCGCACATGATGGTGGGGGAGGGTGGGATGCTGTCCCGCTGGTCGGTGAAGGTTACGAGCGTGCCGTCCTGATCTGCCTGTCGGATGATGCTGTCAAGCAGCATGGTTTTCCCGCTTCCGTCGGGCCCGGTGATGGTGAGTGGCGTTCCCGTGGACGTGTCCCATCCAAGGTTTTTCCCGTGAACGTCTGTTCCTAGGTTGATGAGCATGTTGTTTCCCTTTCTGTGTTTGGCTACCAGTCGACTTCTTCGATGTCGTCCCCGTCTTCGGAATCGGCATCGTTGTTGTCTGGGTGGTGGAGCATGTCGTGGAGTTCGTCCATGTCGTTGATTTCCTCGCCGGCTGTCTGTGGATCCGTTCCTTGGCTGAGCAGCTTGGAAAGTTCGTCTTCGGACACTTCGCCGTAGGTTTCCGCTTCGGATGGCATGAACCGCGAATAGTCGATGGGTTGCGGGGGAGTGCGGTCGGCGAACAGTTTCGCCAACTTTTCTTGGCCTCCCGACCACCATGTTTGGACGGCCAGCAGTTCGCCTTGCGCGGTTTCGAAGATTCCACGGCCCTGCGGGATTTTCCCGCCTTCGCCCTTCAACGACTGTTGGAGCCGGTTCGCCTCTCTGAGGTTCTGCGCGCTGATAATGCCCGCCGTGGAGTCCATACCCAACAGGATTCGGCCGAGCGAACGGAAGAAGGCGTTCGCGTTGTACGGCTTCATGTCGTCCATGGTCAGACGCTGGGCGCCGAGGATTACGCTGATGCCTGCGGTACGCCCCTGCACGACGATTTTGCCGAGAGCGCTCATGGTGCGTCGTATCGAATTGTTTGTCGCGCTGACGGCCGCATTGTCGTTGGCCAGCTGGATGTCCCTGTTCGGGTTCTGTGTGGTTTTGCCGGCCTCTTGCAGGTAGCTGTTGAATTCGTCGAACACGATGTCGATGGGTTTCGTGTGGGCAAGCTCTTCCTCATTGAGCTGGCTTTTGTCGAGATCGTAGATGCTGCCGACACCATACCGGCTGAACAGTTTCACCCGTTGTGCCATCTCGTCACGCAGCCAGGCGATGACGGCTTCAGTCTCACGCATCTGCCCCAAGCCGACGAATGCCAACGCTAATGGTTTCGCCCATTGAGTGAAGTCGATGCAACCTTTGGATGGGTCGATGAGGATGATGTCATGACCCTTGAGCAGCGCTTCGGCGACCACGATCTGCGCGATGGATGATTTACCGGTTCCGGATTTTCCGCTGATGAGCAGATGGAACGTGTCCTTCATGCTCCAGTAGACCGGTTTGCCCATATCGTCCACGCCCAACGGGAACATGCGTGGTTTCGACTGGCGGGCGAAATCCCAGTCCGCATTGACCATGGTGGGGAACGGGCTGCGTTTCGCCAGCACCATGTCGTACAGGTTCGAACCGTGTTCCTCGCCGCGCGGGAGGATGCGCCCGTAGGCGTAGTCTGCGCTGGTTAGGAATTTGCCGATGTTCCGTGAGGGCTTGTCCACGTCCAACCCGGCCGGAATCTGGAATCGTGCCAACAACACGTCATGGTTGCTGGGCAACGCGCCGAGACTGACCACATCGGGGGTGCGCCCGCTGGGATCACTGACTCCGGCCACGCCCCACGAGTCGCTTAAGGCGAGTTCGATGAGATGCTTTTGCTTTGATCTGCGATTCCAGTGGCTGATGTCCCTGACATCCAGGCACGGGTCGTCGCACAGCCATACGGTCGCGCTGTCGGCTGACCGCCATTCCCAGTAAATATGTTTCGCCCCGACCGACGATTGGATTCTGGCGGACTGTTTGCGGGCGTCTTCCACGGTCGCGCCGTTGCCTAATTGGAATTGGATGCTCCAAATCGGCTTGTCTTTGCTTTGCGGAGTGCAGGCCGTGATGTTCACGGACGCTTTTGCGGGAAGCACGTCGATGAGGGTTTTGAATATCAACGCTTCCGCGTATTTGCGGTGAAGGGGGGTGTTGCCGGTCAGCTGGTCGATGCGTACGGGCGCACTTCCGGTGGGCCAGATCAGTCCGGCCATGTCGGAGCCTTCGTCCACGAGTCCGATGAACCGTGCCTCCGGCTGCAATGGGCCAAGGTCGCAACGCTCGTAGTCGGCCGGCGTGGCTGGTGCGGTGAGTACCAATGGCAGGTAATGCAGTTGCCAGCCGTCGCAGTCCTGGGTTTTCTCATAGTCGTAGATGGGTGCCGGTGGATTGAGTCTCGACGGGAGGCATTTGACCCAAGCGGACTGGTCGCTTTTGAACCGTTTGGAAATGGTGATGTAATCGTCAAAGGCTTTCTTGTGGGTCATGCCGTCCGGCCGCCACTTGTTGCCCTTGTCGGATAGTTTCGCATCGTCGAATGCGACCAGGTGGAACTTGTCCTGCAGGTCGGCGAACACCGGCATCCGCAGAGTCTCGGCAGGCGATCCTTCTCCCTCCAGCCAATCGAAACTGATACGGTCAATCGAATCCCCGCCCTGCGGGGGAGTGATGATCTCCAGCAACCATGCGGCTTTGCTCTCGTCGGCGCTCACATCATGAGCCAACGTCAACGGGGCGCGTTTATGCCAGATGAAAGCGGTTTGCGCATAGGCGATGTCGGCGACGAGAGAGGCAAGACCTTCGCCGGCCTTTCTCTCCGCGATGGAGGGGATGCAGGATTCGTCCATACCAAGCGCCAGACGGACACTGGACGGGTCGAACTGTTCCGCCCCTTTCTTCTTCTGCTTCGCGGAAAGAAGACACACGAAACGGTATCCGTCCGCCAATGCCGGCGCCCGCAACGCTTCCACGCCGAGCTTGAAAACTCCTTCGTTCGAGCGAGGCTTACCGTCCGACCCCTGCAGACGAATCCGGTAGACGATCAGAGGATTATCCGAAGAACCGATTTTGTTGATCTGCGTCAGATAGGCTCCCGACCATGCCTTCTGCAAATCGTCCCCGGCAAGCCAACCATCAAGCAGCTGTTGCCCTTCGACCAGCTCACGCCAATATCGGGACTGCGGTTTGCGCCCCAACATCCATACGAGTAGCAGGAACACGAACCCCGGAAGCGTCACAGCGCTCAGCCAGCTCATGTATCCCGCCAACACGAAAACCAGGACCCCGGCGAAAACCAGCAACGACATGGAGACGGACAAAAGCCGCGCCCAGGCGGGCGATTTGGTAAGGAACGCCGGAATACTGACGCCCTTGTAGACATGCCTACGGTCAACGCGCCGATTCCTGTAATGCGACCAACCTTGGGCGAGCATGAAACCGAACAGGCCATCCACCAGGGCAATCCAGACGGCACCGTTCAATCCCAGCAGCATGCCGGCCATCCAGCCCATCCACCAGGAAACACGACGAATCTCCAGCCAATCCGCGTTCGGAATAAGGCCGGCAAGCATGTCCTTCCAACGGTGGTAGACCATCATCTGCTTGTCGGATGGGGGATCCTTGCGGCTTCCGGAAGCGTTGACCGGATACTGTTGTGTGATTCCGCCGGCGAGCATGCCAAGCCAAAGGAACGGGACCAAGGGCAGGCGCCAAAAGAACCAGAGGATAATTCCAAAGACAAGAAACAGCGAAAACCAGACGCCGCTCGATATAGGACGGGTCTGTGTTCTGCTCCTGCTGTTTCTGCTTGCCATGATTGTCAATCTATCTTCGAGTTTTGTTATTAACCGAAGATTTATTGAAATTAACCGATACTAGAAAGAACGAGTGCGGCAATCCTGTTCGTCCGAGATTCAGTCTTTTTGTTTGCTCTGAGGTTCGCTGCCAAGCGAACCGACTGGATTCTTCTTTTCCGAGGTCGAAACAGGTGCAGGAGAGCGTGTGGCATTTGCCGCGTCAGCGGCATCCCAGTAGATCGCGGGTCGAAGTGGAGAGTTGTATATTCACTTGTAATATCACTTGTAATATCACTTGAGGGTGCCGCTTAGCCCTACTGCCATAAGGGCTGAGAGACCATGTCGGTGTCAAAATTCTAAGAGTCGGTGTCAAAATTCTAAGCGAGGGTGTCAAAATTCTAAGAAAGGTGTCAGAATTCTAAAAATGGTGTCCAAATTCTAAAATTGGTGTCAGAATTCTAAGAAAGGTGTCAAAATTCTAAGAAAAACGCGATAAAATAACGACGAAAAGAAAAAAAGATACCCGCACCGTTCGTACCGGCCGGGTATCTGGCAATCGCTGAAACGGAGCGACCACATGACCAATAATAACGCCATCGCCACAACGAAAATGAACACGGGCGCACCACCTCTCATGGCGAAACTCTCCCTCTTCCCCGTGTCAAAACCAAGCGCATCCTACATAGAGAGAACGAACGGGCGAGAAACCGTGCGCATAACCCCCAGTCGCCCCGAGGAATGGGTCTACGGGAAAACCCCGCGACTGATATTCCTCTACGTGCAGTCCATGATTCGCATGAAGAACAATCCCGACGTGGATCAGGACACCCACACTGTTGTCTTTCGTGGCAGTTTCCAGGAATTCTGCGACAACACCGGAATATCCAACCACTCCGGCTGTCAGAAAGAGACGGAGGACACGCTGATGAACCTGGCGCGAACCTCGATCTCCATCATGAACACCGACGAGAGTCGCGAGAACAAGGGCGAATGCACGCCGTTCACTGTCGCCAGAAAAGGTCGGACGCAGTTCAGGCCGGAACAGGACATCATCGCGTCAATCCAGTTCACCGACGAGATGTGGGCTGAACTGGCGAAGCCGAGCGTCCCGCTCAGCATGGATGTCATCTCGCGTCTGGGAAAATCAGCAAGGGCATTGGATATCTATATCTGGCTTTCATATAGGACGTACCGGCTTGACCATGTGGCCTATGTTTCATGGCGTCAGCTGTATGACCAGTTCGAGGGTACCGGCCTGCCGTTGAAGGATTTCCGACGCAGGTTCAAGCAGGCGCTGTCGAACGTGGTGGAGGCCGCCCCGCAGTTGAAGGCCGAACCGTTCAGGCATGGGATCAAGTATTATCCTCGCACCGATGCTCCGATTCGACCGGTCAAGCAGAACGAGGCCGGGGATATGCCGCTTGAGGCCGAGGTGGTGGACGAGGGCAAGGGGGCTGCGTGTCACGCGCATTCCGCCGACTGCGAGCATGTTCGGAGGCTGATGTCCGATTGGATGGGCGGCATGTTTATTGGTGTTGAGGCTGATCGTGTCGCTTCTCGTTTGGCTGGGTTGTTGGATTCCGGGTTGTCTGGTGAGGATGCTGTGTCTCGGGTTTTGTTGGGTTGACACACTGATTCGCTAATGTATCGCAAAAGATATAATATAGGTATATTAGCGAAAGGAAGCCATCATGAAAACCCTCGACGAGATGATCAGGGAATACCGGATCGAACTGTACAAAGCCGGAGACGGCCGTATAGGACTCCAAGCATGGAAATACAAAGGCAAGCCAGGTGCCGAAGAAGAGATTCGCGCCAACAAGGACGCCTTGGTAGCCGAACTCGTACGTCGAGAACGGAAGCGGAAAACAAACGAGGAACGCAAACACCGCGAACATATCCTCAATCTGCAGAAGGAATACCCGGTCAACCTGCCCGACCTCAACGTGGGTGACCTGGTCGCGTGGTATGACCAGCGAATGCCGTTCAGCTATGGGATCAGGCGCGCCGACTCCATCTGCACAGGCGAGGCATTCGACTGGGATCCGGAATACGTGATTATCCTGAGCTTGGACCACGGGGAATCGCTGGCCGAAGAACTAAGCGTGGAATGCTGGCAGCTTGACGCATTCCAGGCTGGCGAACCACTGGGGCTGGGACATGATGATTACGAGTTGCAAATGCACAAGGTCATTCGCGACTGGATCGAAGCGCACAAGGAACGTCGAATTTCCGCAAGCCACCCCACCACCACCTACTATCACATCGAACGCGACGAGGCGATTGCACTGGCAGGCAAGGTACGTGAGGCCGTCGCAGTGAAAGCCCAAAGCATTCTCGACAACAACATCAAACGCCATATCGATGTCATCAGCCGATACAACCACCAAAACGAGAAACCGCTGACCGAAGCCGAGGCCCGCAAGCTCTGGAAGCGCGACAACGATATGTACAACGAGGGTGGCTCCGGATACGTATACGACTATGTGAGCCGCGAACGGGCCGAGGAATGCGTGGCTTGGCTGCAGGAGCATGATGTGGCCGATATTCCGGCCATCAAGGATTGAAAGGCAGAGGAAAGATGAGCCAGTACATCACGGTCAACGAATACGCCGCCCTCCACCACAAGCAGCCCGTCAGCGTGAGAAAACTCGCTCAACGAGGTTCCCTGAAAAGCGCCAAGAAAATCGGCGGCGTCTGGCTGATTGACAAGGAGGAGCAGTATCCCGACCATCGGCGCAGCGGAAGCGTCAAATCGTTCGAAATGATTCGTGGCATGTACCTCGTGGATGAAATCGCCTACGTTGAGGGACTGCCATCCACCTATGTGCGGATAGGCGACCAATGGTGCAAGAAGGACGTGTTCAGGCGCCAGTTGGACAAGACCAATCCGGAACCGACGCCGGTGCCGTATGATCCGTTCGCGGGGGAGGACTCGGAACGCAAGATGAATGCCGGCTGGTTCGAGGCAGCCCAGAATTTCGGATGTTTGCCGCGTGACACGGATTTCGTGCGCAAGGAGCTTAAGCGTGCGGCGACCCCGGACGAGCTTGCCGCTGTCGCGGCGAAGTTCGATGCGGTCAAGAAAAGCGAGCGTACGAACGTGCTCGGCAGGTTCTATGGGCCCGAATACGAGTACACGGTTCGTGAAGCGGTGCTTGAGTTGCCTGATGGGGTTAACGCGATGTCCGTCGAGCATGAGTTTCGTCGGATGGGTATCGAAGCAGATAATTACGCTCCGGGAGTTGTCGCCGTGCGTATCGGTTGAACAATTGTGGTCGCAATCCCCTTCCGTGAGGGAGGGGTCAAGACCGCCTCACATACTTTCTGTTTGGCTTCTGCTGGTCCTGCATATATCGCTTGATGATTTCCAGTGGCGCTCCGCCACAGCTCACGATGCAGTAGCTTGGCGACCAGAAGTGGTCACCCCACAAGGCTTGCCTGACCTCGGGCCAGTCATGTTCCCGGACGCGTTTGCTGCCGTTGGTCTTCAGGCTCATGACGAGTTTGCTGAGCTGGACTTTCGGTGGATAGGCCACGAGGAGATGCGCATGGTCCTTGTCGGTCTCGAACTCCTCCAATTCGCATTCGAAGCGTTCGCAGACCTCCCGGAACGTGTCGCCCAGCAGTTTCGTCACCCTTGGGGACATCACCTTGCGGCGGTATTTGGTGACGAGGACGATGTGGGCATGCAATTCATAGACCACATGCCTACCGGTACGCCAATCATGTGTGTTTTCAGTCATAACAGAATCATAGACCATGTGATAGAATGAGAGTCATGAAACGAAGCGCCAGAACCAAAGACAGTGAGACGTGGAGGGTCGCCATCGTGCCCATCCGTCTCTCCGGCGCCGACTATCGCCGTGCCCATGAGGCGTGCCATAAGGCGGCGTCGCTGTGGAATTTCTTCCTTGCTTCGATTCAGGAGTATTGGAAGGAAAACGAGACCGACCCCACCGAAAAGGAGATGCGGCACTTCCTTTACGAGCAACGCCCCGACCTGCGTGACGGACTCCATGCGCACACGGTGCAGCTAATCCTCGGCGACTTGATGGACGCCGTTTCGACGTATCGTTCGAACCGTGACTCCGGTGACAAAAACGCCAGAGCGCCACATCGGGAGAAGAACTATCGACCTCTGGAGTTCACCGCTGGCTTTGGTTGGCGGGTGACGCCGGATGGGCGGCGCATCGCTTTGAGTTTCGGCAAAGGCCACAAGTGGAGCCTCCATATCAGCGTGCCGACCCCGAAGCCGCCACAGGGCAATCCGGACATCATCGCCGCGATAGACGAGGGCATCATCAATCCGATGACCGTCGCCATCGAGACCGAGGACTCCTACGACGTGCTGGTGGTCAACGGGCGTCACGCCCGCGCCGTCAAGCACTATAGGAACACTCGCATCGCCACGCTTCAGGAGAAACTGTCACGCTGCGTCAAAGGCTCGAAGCGTTGGCGCAAGCTCAACGCGAAACGCAAGCGCATCGAGGCCATGACCGATTCCGCCCTGCACAACGCCAACCACCAGACCACGCGCAAGGTCGCGGACTTCATGCAGGCGCATGACGCCGGACGCATCGTCACGGGAGACGTGCGCGGCATCGAGAAGAGCACCCGCAAGGACGAGGCCAAGCGCGTCAGGAACACCAAGAACCAACGCCGCAGGTTGTCCCAATGGTCACGCGGCAGACAAGAGACTTTGCTCGAACACAAGACCGGCATGGCAATCGAGCATATCAACGAATCTTGGTCGTCCAAGACCTGCCCCGCGTGCCAAACACGCAACCACCCCAATGGGCGTGGATACCACTGCCATAATTGCGGTTTCACCTGCAACCGTGACGCGGTAGGCGCAATCAACATTCTGATTCGCGCGAAAAACGGCTCCTACCAGCCGATGGACACGAACAAAACGGTTCATGTCAAATATCTCCGGGCCACGCCAATCTTCCAACCGAAGACCGGCGTCGAGCATGGAGTAATCCCCGGAACCGGGGCATGACCTCGTATGAGGTCATGTAGCCATGCCGGAAGCAATCATCTCTGCGAAAGGCACGGAAGCCCCGACCGTAAGGTCGGGGAGGTTCACTGAGGTGTGTCGTTTTTTTTGTACATCCGATAATCGTATTACGAAAATATGTTACGATATAGTCATGGGAACAGCAGAAAAACTAGAAGCCACAGACATTCGACCTGGAAGACCTCGACTCGGAGGATACGACGAAGCCACCGCCATCATCAACTTCAAAGTCCCCGCATCTTGGAAGACCGCGATGGCCCAAGAAGCTAAAAGTCGAAATCAAAACCTGTCCGATTATCTAAGGGAAGTCACATCACTTGGATATTCGGCGATGCACGCCGGAGAGTAATAAGAGCATTAGGGGAGCACCATGGATGAGAAACCCATATACGAAAAATGGCATATCGGTGACGAGTATAGAAAACTCGTCAAGGGAGCTCTGGTAAATCATCATCGATATGATCGATTCATCGAGTCTCCTATGCGTATGCGAGAAGTTATGCACGAGTTCATGGCAAACCGTTCCATCTCTGAAGTCGCCCATGATGCCGGCGTGAACGAAACCGTCGTGCAGAAGCTTATCGATGATGGCATGGCCCCATATCCAGACACCAGGCGAGTAATGAAAGCCTTAAATATTCATGCGACAGCTTTGCCGGCGGAATGCGTGACAGCTTGAAGAGGGGCGACAGACTTAATGTCTGGATGAACGGCCGGCATGTTGGCGTATTCGCGGCGCTCAAGAATGGCGTCGGCTTCGAATATGATCCGGATGCGCCGCGAATCAGCTTCAGCCTGCCGAAAGACGGCAGCTGGAGAAAGGACGCTCCGGAAAATTTCCTGCTCAACCTGCTTCCTGAATCCGGTGCGGCAAAATATGCCATGATGCAGTCCATTGGAGCGAAATCCCAGGAACCATTTGATTTGCTCGACAATGTGGACTCCGCTGGCGCCCTAGTATTCTCCCGTAGCGACGAACAACCGTCGCTATCCTCCACTTCTGTAGTGGAGGCGACGGATTCGGACATAGCGGCAAGAATAACGGCAGTCAGACATTCTCCGGACTCATGGTTCTTCAAAGACAAGGATGCGCGATTCTCTCTTGCTGGAGCTCAAGGCAAGTTCACGCTCTCGCGCTTCGATGATGGCTGGGTATGGCCTAACGGTGTCATACCTTCCACGCACATTCTGAAGCCGTCGAGTTTCCACGATTCCGATGATGTTGAGCATGCGACTATGCTGCTCTCTAAAATGGTTGGGATTGAAACCCCGGAGTCGGATATCCAGGAATTCAACGGCCAGCAGACTTATATTGTGGAACGGTTCGATCGTCGTATCGAGAATGGTATGCCGGTTCGTCTGCCGATGGAGGATATGGTGCAGGCATTGGGCCTACCATCATCCGAGAAGTACAAGGTGAGTGCCGTCGATACGCTGACCACCCTACGGAAGATGGATCCGTCCGGCAGACTGGGGGAGGAGTGGCTACGTCGTCTGGCCTTCAACGTGGCTGTCGATAACTGCGATGCGCATGCGCGCAACTATTCAGTCATGCCTACTTCGCCGGATGGTGAGTCCTGGAAACTAAGCCCAGCATACGATGTGATGACCACGACTGTGTGGCCGGGGTTGACGGACAAGCTCGCGATGCCATTCTCAGGAGCGGAGCATGCCGGTGAAGTGACGCCGGACCATTATGCGAGGTTGGCTGATTATTGTGGATTCGATCCCGACACTGCACGAGACGAGGCTATCCGCATCAGCGACTTGGTCCGGTTGAATGCGCATACTGCGTATATGGATCTGGCCCCGGAACTGCAGGCCAAGCTGTTGGACAAGATTCGTGTCGCGAACAGTGGCATGCCAAGTCCTCAACGCCTCGTCCTGCCGGACAATGGCATGGTGCATGTCGTCTCCCACGATCGTGATGGGTATCCGGTGCACGACTATTGGCGGCGCAAACCATCTAGATAGGACAATGCGGCCACTGCTGGTGTTGAATTGCTTGTCGGTGAATCCTGTCACAGAATAAGGTCAGGCAAACGAAGCAATGCAACTGCATATAACAGAACGCTGAGCATGGATTGGAGGTGGTCGCAATGCTTACCTTGCTGGCAATGATTGGACTTTTTCTTCTCGTTCTGGGATTGGTGATAGTCCTGTTGATGGGAATGTTCTTCAGCAGCGACATGGGCGGCATATTCGTGAACGTGTTCAACTATGCGACTTCCACTGGGATCGCTGATCTGGTGACCGTTGGGGTCATGCTCATCATCCTGTTTGCGGCTTTCGCAGTACAAGCCGTTATCTGGTTCTTCGTCAGCGAGAGGATGTTGGAATCTGCGCTCCCGTTGATCGTCCAAATGATTATCGAACTGATTGTTCTCATCCCGATTCCTGCGTTCTTCTTCACGGCCTGGGGCTTGGAGTATCGGTGGGCTGGCGTCCTATGTGTTCTTATCTTCGCATTGCCGGCCTTGTACAACCTGGGTTTGAACGTGTACGTCAAGCTTGAGGAAATCAAGGAAAACAAGAACGTGAAGGATGTTTGATCCTTCGCTCCGAAAACCTCTCTCAGTGGACAGAATGCCTCCGATTCGGATAATCGGAGGCATTAGCTTTCCTGGGAAGGATACGCTGGAACCACACGTTTTTTGGATTAGGAGTCGAGGATGCACGGAACAATCAGCAGGCCTATGAAAATACTCGCCAGTGTTATTACAGTGGTGGTTCTCGTCGCTGGCATCCTGGCTTGGAGTACGTGGCGTAAAAAAGTCACCGCTGAGGAACACCAGCAGGCGCAAGCCCAACAGTTGAAAAAACATAAGTCAGAGGAACGCAAGAAAGCCGCTGAGGCTGCCGCAAATCAGCTGACCGATGAGGAGAAACAACAGTACACGGATCTTGCCATACAATTCGAACAGGCAGCCCGCAACTGGGGGAGTGACCCCACGATCAATTTGGACTCGCTCAGCCAACATGATGCTCAACAGGTAATCGACCAGTTGCGGACACCGGACATCGGAAGCAATCCTCTACCCGCTCTGAGCGCTATCCCAGTGGATAAGAACGATGGGCCTGATGCCGTCAGCTATCCATGCGAAGAGGAATATGAAAACGCATGTAAAGCGTATCCGACAATGAAAGCATGGTGGAACAGCGAGGCGTTGGCTACCGGCAGCCGGTGGACGGACGGACCTCACGTGACAGTCAACGAAGACCGAACGGTCACGGTCACAGGAAAGGTCGAATCCATACTTTTGCAGGACGGTGATTCCTTCAACAATGGGAGCATCTGGGCATTGACTCCAGCTTGGAGAGACTACGACATCAACGATGAACTCACCATCGCAAACGGGAAAATCAGCGGCATGAACATCAACGGCGACAACCCCTGGTGGATTAATCCTTGGCTGACACACTGGGACAACAACATGGCCGACGATTTGAGCGAGGGAACCAGAATAGCCATCCCAGTGAAAGGCAATCCCGAGATGGGACTCACCCATTCCAGCATGACGCCCATCCTTAAAGGACCTGTCACGCAGTCGGATTTGGACGGCAAGGTTGACTGGCATCTTTGGGATAGCGTTCCCATGGCATCGGTTGGGGGAGGCTGCCAGAATCCGGGATACTGCGGCTAGTTCTTCCAGCTTTTCTTCCGGAAGAACACGTTGCCGGCACCATCGAACTGCTTTTGCGTGAGCCAGCGACTGTTGTACCCCTCCCATGGGCCGCTTCCGTCCGTGCCGTAGTTTCCCTCGCTGATTCGGATCTTCCATCCGTTTGCGTCCTGCTTGACTTCTTCAACCACGGCGATATGCCCGGAGCTCATATCACCTCCCAAAGCACCGCCGAACTGACTGACACCATCCCCGGGGTGTGGACTGGAATCGACTGTGTATGCAGGGTCGGAGGCGAGATGCACATGGACGTCACCACCCACTGGGGTGTTCCAGTTTGCCACGTCATGGTGGTGAATCACCCATAGTCTGACCAGTGCGTACCAGTAGCACTGGTAATGTCCGCCGTTGGCAAAGGAAGTAAATGGCCCGTAGTCCCCGTCGTGACATACTTTTGCGTCAGTATCGCACAGCCAGCCAAAATTACGGGTTTTGCCTATAGGAGCCCCGCCCACGGAGCCAACGACGGCACTGCCTCCATCACTATCGTCGTCGGATGAGCAGGAAGACTGAACGACATTGTCAGAACCACTGGAATCGTCGTTTGCCTTCCCAGTGAAATCAATCGCACTAATCTCCGGTGAATCATAGTAGGAGCGCGCATACTGCCTACGTTCCTCTTCATGCCGAGCGTTCCACGCTGGGCGCGCATACCCGGCGAGCCATGCGATCGAGGCGTCTTCCGGATTATCCGCATGCAGCCACCATTTGCGCAGGTCATGGTCAGTGACGTTGTACCCTTCGGCTTCGATGTTGTCCAGATAGAAATTGTTCCAATCGGATTTGGACGTGTCAACCAGCATTTTTATCTGCACGTCGGCATCAGAGTCTTTGCCAGACACGTTATGCTGATCCATCCATGCCTGGATTTTGCTGCGCGGTGTCCACTGATTCAGACCGAAGCCACGCAATTCGGGATTGGTCTCGCCTACCTGCTCCTGTTCCGGATTCATCCCAGATTCGAACTGGATCACACCAAGAACGCCTGCTGTGCTGGCTTTCGAATACCCGGCTTTGGCGAATGCCTCGGCTATGTCCACCGCGACCTTGTTGGGGGCTATCGATGTGGTCCCGGTTGTCGAATCATCATCTGATGCGGTGTCGCAATCATATTCTGCGGCTGATAATGACTTTCCGACGTTGCTGGTGAAGGCCGCGACACTGCCGGAAATGGCACTCACCACGGTCATGACGATAAGACCGTTCAACCCCACCAGCAATGCGGCTCCCGCAGCCATGAGTTTTGTGCTGGTTTTCAAAGGATGACCCCCTTACGGAAGGCAAAAGTCGGTAAAAATTTACCGACTTTGAATGATTAGTTGAATTACCGTTCTTGGAATGGTCGGAATTCCACGTCGACGAACACGTTGTAATCGTCTTGGAGAAGATTCGCGGCATGTTTCCCTGCTTCGATGATCTCACCTGAAGAACGATTCTCATCCCATGATTCAAACAAAGCCCTCAAAGCATCGGTTTCCTCGTTGGGACTCTTCAACGCGAATCCCAAAAGCCGTGCGGTGTTCAGATCCTTCAACAGCGGAGCCGCTTCGGAAGCCCAATCGGATGCCGCATCCCAGAGCTCGTCTGCTACGGAGAGGGGATATTCGACATCATATGCAAGCACATCACCGTCTACATCCTCGTACAGGATGCCCGCTGAAGTATATGCGGCGATGATGGTGAGCATGTACACGCTGATGTCGCTTCCATCCCAGACATGATTCATTGGAGGATTCAGCAAAGGATACTTGAGCACGTCATGATTCGCGAACAGCTCATTCCCGTAAAGCAGGAATACGGGGAGGCTGATCACGGGGGAGTACAGGATACGATTTTCCACTCCTCCGTATGGGTCGCCGTCAGGTGCCGCATACACTTTGGATGCGGTATCGCTGAGACGTTGGATGTATCTGCTGGGGCGTTCCAATAGGAGAGGACGTCCGCTACCGAAACCAGGGAACAGCAAGGGTTTCGACTGCTGCTGTTCCTCCGACTCCGGAGTCAAAGGGGTAATGGCAGGTGATTTCTCCGACTTGTCGGAAGCCGGTGTGGAAAATGAGTCATCGAATATGTCTTTGTATCCCATAAGGGTTCACTGCTCCTTGTTCTTTCGTTGTTCTCGTGCGATCTTGTCCGTGGCAGTGGTGCTGATTTCCTTCAACAATGCCGGAGGAATCACGATTTCCACTGGAATAGGCTGCTTGGACCCGTCCTTGAAATAGGCGACGGCTCCGCGAACGGTCTTCCCCGTCGATGCGCTCACTAGGCGCTTCAGACTGTTCGGGTTCGGCTGACCGTTGTCCAAAGTATCATCGGCTCCCATGCGCTGCAAGATCCGACCATTGGGGTCTTCGATGCCTAGGAGTCGTTCCGCTGATTTGGCCGGACTGACCGTGCCATTGGCTTCTTCCGGGTTGTCCAACGCCAGAAGGAGGGCACGGCTGATACCTCCGGTCAAGTCGGCATCGATGAACTCCTGCACTTTCTGGCTGATGATGACAGGCGTGAATCGTTGCGAACGGGCCATACGCACCCATTGTTCGAAAGTTCGGGAAGCTCCCTTGTCCTTGCCCATGAACACCCAGGCCTCATCGACGCCGACCATGCCATCGCGGCCTCGGACGGCTGTACCGGCTCCCATGACGACCATTCGCAACGTCCACTGGCGTATGCGAGCGGTCATGGAATCATCTTGGCCTTCGGGGATGAGTGAACGGTCTCCGGCGTTGATGAGGGTCAGGTTTTGGCTGATCGTCAACGGCTTGGTGTCATTATCGGTGCCGAAGATAAGACGTAGTCCTTGGTTCGCCTTCAGATTCATGTTGATTGTCGAAAACACCTCGAGGGTGTTGGAAGGCAATCCAATGGACTCCGCCGTGTTCCCCGCTTTGATGGTCTTCGCAACAGCTTGGGCGGCGACAAGCAGAGCCCGACCTACGCAACGCGCCCCGTGTTTGACGCCGTAATCCAGCATGGCTGTCATGGCGGATTCCATCTTCGTGTCACCGCCAAGAATGTTCGTCATCGTCAGGACGGCGATCTCCTTGGCCTCCTCCACATTCGGAATCACGTTGAACGGGTCGAACGTGCCGTTAGCCACATCGGAATCTAGTCGGATGACCGTACCGCCCTGCGAGCGAGTCGCATCCTCCAAATCATTACCGGCCTTCGGATTGATGTAAATGCACGGGGTCTTGCCTTTACCGTCACGCGCATCGATCTTCGACCATTGCAGGAACAAGCTGAACGCCGCCATCGTATTATGGGTCGGCACGTAATCAGCGATGAGGAACGAATGGTCAGGGCTCCCAACGGTCAGACAACGATGAGGCGCGTTGGATATCTTCCTGATGTCTTTGACGTATAGCCATTGCTGGGTTTGTCTCGACGTCGTAGGAATTAAAGCCGCTTTGCGTTGCAAAGAGAATACCGGCAGATCCGTCGTGAAGGTGATGCGATAACGATCCTGAGCCTCATGACGCACATCATCAGCCGTGTATCCTGCTTTGTTGAGATGGGGTTCGTGAACGACGATTCCCAGAGATCTCAGCAGGCGCACCATTCCTCGGACAATCGGCAGATGATCGGCGGACTGGGTGAACTCTATATTCCCATTTGGGGAGATGGTCCCATCCTGATCCAGCAACCCCTGCACGAGGGAGAGTCTTTGCTCGATGCTCGCCGAGAAGTAGATTTCAGGAATGCGTTTTTCGCGGAGTATCCCCATATCGCGAAGAATGGAGACAAGCCCCTTCGCATTCACGACCATCGGCGTATTGATGCTTCCTAGAGAAAATCCCGCAGAGGTGAGACAGGACTTCACATGCTGCAAATCACCGTTCCTGTTATCTGAAGCGATGATTCCAGTGCCGATACTACCGTCGGCTAACCAAGCCCCTAAAACCCATGGGTCAAGTGGCAGGTCGGCTTGCGGGTTGGCAACAGGCATCGCGGCTCGGATTGCCCATTGCGCACGATTGCCTGAATCCTTTAGACCAGACGCAAGCATGTCTCGCGTAGTCACAACTTGTTCACAATATCCAAGGGAATTGGTCTCGTTGAAGGCCCCCTCATAACGAAGCATCATGCGTTGCCCTATGGCTCTGCATGCTTCTCGAACGTTGTATACGGATACCGAATCATGACGCATTCTGTCGGAGTGAATTCGTTCTTCCGTATCCCACTCACTGATTGGATTGAGCGTTTTTATGACAGATGCGATAGAGGAACGGCTTGGTGAACGATTCTCGAGCATCTTCTGTATGTCAGTGATGCTGATGCCCTTCGGATAGTTATCTTCCAAATGCTTTCTTAGGACATCCGCACGCTCCCTGGCGAGATCGTTCCATCTTTTCGCATGCTGCGCCACGCCATCATAATGTGCAATCAAAGCCCGAAGAGCTTCCTGCGTGTTATAGCGCCTACAGTTCTGCCGAGTCTTAAAAGGTTTTTTTGTATCCGCTATCGCGCGGTCTCGCTGTTCTTGATGAGATTCAACTCCCATAAATCGCAGCGCTGCGGCAATGGTCTTGGCATTGCTCTCTCCGCTCCACCAACGACTCGTTACTGGATGGACAAACTCTGCAAGCTCGTTCACGCTCATGGTTGATTGGGCTGGTAGCGCATCAGACATCCGACATAGCTCATCGTATGTCTCCGACAGCATGTTCTTACGCTGTTGGGATTTCAAATGTTTTGGTTTTCTGAATTTGTTTCGATCTTTGAAATCGGAGACGATCCACTGGTGGTTCCCGCTGGCTTCTATCGTTTGACCGTCACTGAGGGTGACTTCGTAAAGATCTTCCGTGTGAATTGGATGAAGCTTGAGGAGTGGATAGGGTTTTCCGTCCCGCCCGTAGACGAGGTCTCCCTCATGCAAATCGCTGATTTTAGCCATTTTTCCATGGGGGAAGCTAGTCTGAGGGGGAACCGGAATTGTGGAGGAAATGTGAACGGCCTTCCCGCTTCCTGTATCTCCGATAATAGCCAAAATTGGGCGCCTATCCTTGTCCTGCACGGTTGTTGTCCCGATATACACCGGCTGCCTGTTGGCTTCGGACAATCCGGCAAGAGCTCCGTCCTTATCGCCTGCTTTGGCGAAACTGCTCACGCCTCCTCCCGCGACGCATGTTGCGGCCCAGTGGATCTCATAGGGGGTCATGCGCACGTTCGAACAGGCCTGCATGCTTTTGAACGCCATCAGCTGTTCGCTAGCCGTCGTCAGATTGACGAACTCGATATTGGGGATACGACCCAAAGCGTCGATGGCCATCTGCTCGTTGCCCGCCACACAGGTGGCGACGCTCAGATCAATGATGCTGGGCGGCATATCCGGAGTATTGTAGATTGCCTTCTTATAATCCAGACGCTCCTTGATTTCGGTCATGTCGCCGGGAGCTTCACGGCCTTTCTCGTACCGTTCCTTGATGCTTTCGTCGATGGTCCGGCTGTTGCGGCGAATCTGGTCGGCGGTGACTTTCGCCGGCTCGACTTTGCCTCGGATGCTTGTGGCGACGGCATTGGCTCCGCCGGCTCGTCCGACTTCCATGAGTTGGGCGAGCCACAGGTTGTTTGGATCCGTGATGCTGCTTTGGTTGAAATCCGCCGTGCGTGCGAAGCAGATGCTGGCAGGATATTCTTCGTCGATATTCCACTCGGTGCAGTCCACGCCATTGTCGTACAGGTTTTTGGCGTGGGCGCAGGTCGCGTTATCCGGGAAGAAATGCACGTGTGCGTTCTCCGCCAGGATAGGCAGGGCCGACGAGTTGGCGCGCCCCACCCACCATGATTCCATCATGGCGACCAGCTGTTCGCGTTCCTGCTCATCCATGATGGTGAATGGTTCCAGCCCGGCGTTGAGCATGATTCGTTCGATATTATGCGCGTCTGGCAGATACTCTTCGAACATTGGGCATCCGTTTGCCACCGAATAGCACATGCGGTCGTACCAGGTCAGGGCGCGTTGCAGCATGCCGGGCTTGCGATTGTTGCTATGATCCCCGACCAGTTTCAAAGGAACGCCGATGACCGCGAACTGCTTGCATACCTTCTGGCTGCGGTAGTACTGCGCCTGGTATCGGCCGAGGTCGGTGTCCCTCATGCTGGCCGGCGGACTGTATCGGACGGGCATGGATCCGGTAAGCAGATGGAATTCGCGATATTCGCTTTGAAGCATGTAACGGTAGCGCATGCCGGCAACCGTGACCTGATTGGCGAGGCCGTCGAAGAACGCCATCAGCTGTTGCGCGGCATCGTTGCGTTTCCGGTCGTTGGCTCCATCCAGCAATGCAGTGCTCCAGGGGATGCGCGCGTACAGCCATACGGTGCGATCCGGCGTGGCAGAACGGAGTAGCCCGTATTCGCTGGCCGGGCTTATAAAGCTTTCTGGACGGTAGAAGTTTCCTCGTGGCATATATTCCACGATAGATTTTGATGTTGTTATTAACCGATGTTCTATTGAAAATAACCGTTTTTTCGGTTGGTGGCGATATCAAAAAAAAATATCCCGACCGCAATGGTCGGGATATTAGGAAAGGTTGCCGGTTAGTCGTCCACGCTGACGCAGTCCTGGTTGACTAGTTCACGCACGTGATCGACGGCCCGCTGCAGTTCCGGTGTCATGTCGAAGTCATCGGTACGGTAGAAGGCCGAGTTGCCGTTGGATTTACGACTGGCGCTGACCGCGACGTTGGTCACCGTCATCTCACCCTTGTCATCACGGTCCAAGTGGACGAACAACGTCCTTGCCGTCAGCTCGCGACGTCCCCCCACATATTTCAGTGTCCCTTGGACGGTGATGTTTGGTTCCAACTGGTATGCCACGTCCGCCGTGTATCGGATGCTTGGGATGCTGGATACTATTTTCGACATGATTATTTCTCGTTCCTAGTGATATACATGCAATTCATATGGGTAGTTTTCAGAGTTTCGCGTAGGGATGCCTCTTTGACAATGCCCCCGCCCTTATATGCCTGGATGCTGAATGCGTCGATTGGGAATCCTTGTTTTATGTTTGACACTTTTTCGAGTTTCATCCAACAGCGCGCTTCGGGAATGGTCAGTCCTGGTGGGGCCGTGAACCCGTCATGGTCATCCATTCCGAAGGCGTAGTATGGTCCGGCATCGTGGATGTCAGCTTCGATATAGGTGTCATCCGTCATCCACAGGTATGCTTTTTTGCATGTGCTGACGGTCAAGTCGGATACATTGAATTTGAGGGGGAACAGCACCTTGCCTTCGGAGGTTTGTGCATGCTCGGATACATAATCCAGAATGGTTTTGTCCAGATTCCAGTTATAACGGCAGGTGATTCCGTCGGCGAGCTTGACTGATTGCCGACCGGGATAGGACGACTGTTTCTTGTAGCGCACAAAGAGTGCGCGTCTATCGTATAGTGTTGCCATGAGATCTTCCTTTTTTATGCAGATGTTTTCAGTATAACAGCCACGAACGAGGCTTAGATAGGGCGGATTATGGACGTGGCCGCATTTGTTTCCATCGCATCCGCCAGCGATATCTTTTTGGCGTTGTAGCCCAATCTCTCGAACTTGTCCGGATCGAAATCTCCCAATTGCTGCACATTGTCCAACGCCAACCAGTAGTTGGCGGGCGTTCTTCCCCATGGGAATGGTGCCTGATAGTGGGATTTCGGATTCCATGTTTTTGGATTGAATGCCTCTCCGAAATTGGTCACTGTTCCAATGAGTTTGATTGTGCTTTGGGGTGACCAGAGCAGCAAATAATGAAAACCGATTTTGTTTCGCAATGATTTGTAGTTGCTGACGAACAGCAGTCTTCCCTCGTGCTCGGCGGCATGACGGAGGAATTCCTCGATGGTGGTTTGCGGGCTGAAATAGGAGATTCGCCCTCGTGGGGCGTGGCCTATTCGGAGCATCAAGGTAAGTCCGTCTATCTTGAGGGGTTCAGTCTGCGATGTCATGGAACAATCTTATCACATGCGGATATATTCAGTATGTCAGGTAAGTGTCTTCAGCTCGTACACAACCAATTCAGGCGCCTCACGAACCCGACCGAAAAGCTCATGACCACGCTTCGACCGCTCGATCGCACGCATCACCACCTCCGGAGCGGAACGGATATCCAATCGATCTTTCCCGACCCTATCCGCCCACAGATTCTGTATCACCGTCAACTCGACACGATTAACACTGAGAATCTGCAAAGACTGCCGCTCGGCCCGGTGCAATCGTACATATTCAGCGGCCACATCAGCCAACCCGACACCCAACTAATTCTTCCTTTCTCGACGAAACGCATATACCAAAGAGGGGAACATGGACACGGCCGCAAAAACAAGCGAAGACACCGCCAAGATGAGCCTCCACATCAAAGGCACCCCAACCGCAAGCCAGGAAACCAACTGCATCCCCAACAACCAGAACACCGCGAAAACCAGCATTCCCAGCACGAGCGCCCAGCTCAAACGTCGTTCCTTCCGACGCTTTCTCGCTATTTCGCGCCGCGACGGTTCGACGGTACTGCCACTGATTCGAGCCGGTTCCAGAATGATCGTCGTAGTCGCCCCGATGGTTTCGCCGGCGCTGTTTTCCTTGCGGGCTTCCTCGGTGAGGTCGATCACAGCTCTCCCATCCTGCACCGTAAGTAGTTGCGTGAGGCGGCCGAAGCTTTCGATGGGCGGGATGCTTACCGTTCGTGCCATGCTTGGCGCTCCTTGGTCTTTTGGATGGCTTGGATGAGTTCGGGGATGGGCCTGGCTTTGAGCAGGCAGCGCCAGAACGGCTTGGCGTGCGCGAAGTCGGTGTCGGCGAGTTGGCGGAGGAGTTCGGGCGTGGTGGGGCCGAAGGATATGAGGGGCGCGGTGGGCACCGCGGGCTCTTGGTTGCGGTCGGCGAGCGCGAGGTACCAGATGGCTTTGTCGAGGTCTTCTTCCGGGTGGCCTTTGGTTTCGTGCCGCCAGACGTATTTGATGGCGTTGCCGAGGGTGTAGCTGTAGCGTTCGGCGAGGATGCATTCGAGGTGGCCCTCGTAGTGTCCGGGGTGTTCGACGTGATTGTTCATAGGGTTCCTTTGGCGAGGGCGTGCCGGTATTCGTTGAGGTTTCTTTCGAGGCAGTCGGCGACGCGGTGGCTGGTGTGGTGTCGGGTAGAAGCGGTACTTGTAAGCGCTCTTCACGTTCCTGGACTTGCTCATATTTGCTATCTATATGAAATGCAAGAAGCAAGGGGACGGGGCCATACACGCCGAAAGAAAACAGCATCACCACCACATGAAGCGTCTTATATCCCCATGGCTAAAGCCAGGGGCTTTACGGCGCAAACCGGTAATGGTGGAGCTTTGCCGCATCTCGCAGGTTACCGTAGGGAATGAGTCGCACGTGTACTGTTAGTTTTTCGCACACTTCAAGGTCATGCCTTTCTGCTCTGGTGTTATGTGGATATATTCAGTTTAACAAGCAGAATATCAGGAAAGAATAGAATCCAGTATGCCCGGGATTAGGCTCCGAGGAAATACTCCTTGCACATAATCTGGTACAAGGCTTGCTCTTGCATTGCGTCGGAAAGAGCTCGATGCTGTTCCACGTCTGCCACGTGATAGCGTTTGATCAGATCCGCGACCTTGTGATGGCGAATTTCCGGATGGATGTCACGGCTCATTTCCAAGGTATCCAGGAATGGGTGGTCGAACAGGGGGCGATTCGGCCAGGTTTCCGCCGTGGCCCAGTCGAGGAATTTCAAATCGAACGTCGCGTTGTGTGCGAGGAAGGGCGTTTCGAATCCCAGCCACCGTTCGAACTCTTTCATCGCATGCTTGACAGTCGGTTTGCCGCTCACGTCGTAAGTGGTGATTCCCGTCAATTGCGTGATGTGTGGCGGGACAATCATTTGCGGGTTGATGAGTTGGCTGTAGGTGTCGACGATTCGTCCGTTCTTGACTTTCACGGCGCCGATTTCGATGAGTTTCGCGCCATCTTCCGGGTTGAGGCCGGTGGTTTCGGTGTCTACCACGACGTAGTCAAGCAATGGCGCCTCCAGCGGCGGGATGCGTCGTGGATCGTCGCTTCGGTATTTGTCCCAGTAGCTCATTGGGTGTTCCTGTGTTCTCTAAGATTATGTGGACATATTCAGTATAGCAGACAAATCGATGTCAGGCAGGAACCTTCCGACCGCGACCGTCGCCAAACAACGTGAAAAGCAGACTCGCGCGATTCGGGCCAACCTGTTTGTCGGACAACACGCATTCCATGCAAACCGGACCATACATGCTCGGCACCACACCCATCGTGCTTCCGCAAAGAAAGCATCCAGCGGGCTTGGTCAACACATCATCATTCAGCTCGACAATCAATTGTCCTGACCTTTCAACGATTCCTTAATCCGTTTCTCCTCTTCGTCCGCAGCCTTCTCGCTCAACTGTCGTACGGACGGAGGGCGTTTGTCCCGGATGGAATCAGGGGAATGAGAGTGGACGGCGCGCAACATCGCGGAGGCCATCTGCCGGTATTCGCATCTCAGCCAGACGGGAGTCTGCTGCCAGCAGCGGCCGACAGTCGCACTGTCCTCGACGAGATTCCACAGGCGCATTTGCTGGGCACGTAGCGCCATAGCCGCGGTCTCCACTTGCGTGTCCTCGGGCTGCCAGTCTTTTCGATTAGGCATCAGCCGTAATCCCGTCTCCGAAACCATGCAGGGCATGTATCAGATTCTTGACGGAAAATGATTCCGCCTCGCGGTTGACGATTCGACGATTCAATCCGAGAACCACGTCTTCGACCTGTCTGCGGACATAAGGCTCCAACGGGGGGAGAGGGGGCGTTTTGCGGGTACCTGCAAGAAGGCCATAGTCTCTTTCCAGATCGGCAAGATTCATTCCATGCAATCGGATGCGACGGAGCAACGTGATCTCATCCGCATCCAGCAGACACGGCCAGGCTTCCGTTCCTGACTGGATATGACGTACTCCGTTCAGCAATCGTGCGGTCTCGGCCATGGATTTATTGCGTTTCGCGCTCTTCATGCCCGGCCAGTGTCGCAAAACGGACAGGTTCCCGCGAGCGTCATCCAAAGCCGTCTTGATGACATTGCTGGTGGTCAACCGATGGGCGAAAGGCTCGATGGCACGAATGAAGCCGGCGTCCAGCAGCACGCATTCGGTCGGCAACGTCAACGATTCCAACAGGCTACGATGACCGTCAAGCAGTCCGTCGATATAAGAAAGAGGTGTGAGGATTCTGATATCGAGGTCACGCATGTTCTGAGTCGTTCGAGCTTCGCCGAGCAGTATCTCCCAAGGCCGCGGCATCGTGATGACGCAAAGCGAGGGCTTGCTGTCCTTCGTCGCTAAACCATGAGCGCAGTCTCCTTCTATCCATGCGGAAATGATGCGTTGCTGGGGAAATTGCTCCAGTGCTTTTTCGATGCTGTCGATGTTGTTCACGCCGCCAGTTCCATTCGCTTGGCAATTTCGTTGCGCCATGTCTGCACCAGCAGTCGGATATGCCATCCCGTACCGAGGTCGGCATTTTCCAAGTCGAATGGATCCCAGTTTTTCGCAACGATACGAATGGTCCCTGATGTGCAATTATAGGAGTAGTCGATGGATGTGGTTCCGAGCTGAATTTTCGTTGTGTAGTAGGTTTTCGGGTTATCCACGAAGACTTGGACGACGCTCCCGGGCAGTTTTGTGTCTGCCTTGTTTTGGGCGATTCCGGTGTTGTTTGGGTTTGGGATTTTATATGTGGCTTCGTGGACGATGGAGATCAGTGCGGAGAGGAACCTCTGTTTTAGGGAGAGGTTGTCGCAGTAGGCGCACTTGGTGATGGGCTTGTCGGATCTTTCGAGTCGCAGGCTTCCGCATTTTTCGCACTCGTATAGGGTGTAGGTCTTTCGTGCGTCTGTGATGTCTTGTATGGGTTGCATTTTCCTTTGGTTTCTCTTTCAATCTTTTATGTGGACGTATTCAGTATAACATGCAATATCCAATATGGTTGTTATACTGAAGAAGTCCACATAAAAAGAGGAGGAGCGATGAAAACCACAGCATCCATGCGCAAACGCATAAACTCGCTACTCGAGGAACTGGGAGAAGGATGGAGCGAAGGAGACCCATTCGACGGCCGCAACGGGCGCCCAACCATTCCGATGGCCTACCAAGGAAAGCTAGTAGGAAACCTCGCATTCCCCAACTACGGGACCCTGAGATATATATGGGGTCCATGCGGGAGAATCCCGCACCTCTATCAGAACCCAACCAAGCACGTCGCCGACATGTTCCGCCGCGCCGTTGGAATCACGCCAAACCGCAATACGAGGGAAACCGCTGGTGATTCCCTATCGAAGGTGGCGGCCTGATGGCAAGGATCAAAGAGACGTTTAACAGCCGCGCTTGGTTCATGCTCGAATGCGACGACCACAACTGCGAACAACGGTTCGACGACAGCCAATGGTATGCGTACGAGGACGATCTGCTGGCCGACGCGAAGGACGACGGCTGGCAAATCCTGTACAAGGATGAGCATCCCGAATTGGAACGCGACATGCACTACTGCCCGGAGCACCGGCTGCCCGAATGCGCGACATGCACGAACATCATGATCGATCCGGCCGGCTGGAAGGACGGGCAATGCCCCGAATGCATCAAGGAGGAGATTCCGAATGAACGGTCATGATTTCGCGCGCGAACAGAATATGGAGGCTCGTATCAGATTGGTTGCGGCGCGCCGCGAACTGGCGGATGCGGTCAACGATGCCACGATTGGCATCGGCTGTCTGACCTGCGACGACCCGCAGACCATGAATCATATCCGTGCATACTGGAAACGAATCTACGACCGGTATCTCGAAACGGATAGTCTGATCGCCGACCTGGTCGCTTGTGCGCGAAACATCATGGACGGCGGCGAATGGAATCCGAGTGAACTCGCAACGGAATCGAAGTCCTTCGACATAGTCGAAGGATGCGCCTGCTTCGCCGCGGAGACCCCGGACCGGGTCCTCATCATCCCGTCGGAGCCGACGCCGGGCGAGAACACGGCGAAACGTCTCGCGAACACGCTGAACGCCCTGACGGGGGATGTTCTCCTGGATGCGACCGGCATCCGCCTGCTCGGCACCCAATTCCTGTTCGCCTACCATGGCCGGCTCGACAGGCCCGTCGATTATGGCGTGAACCTGACCGGCATGCGGTTCCCCGACCGGCTCGGCCTGCTCGACCAGGCGGACCGGCATCCGGGGTTCCTCCCGTTGCGACCCGTCGTCGCCAACGGGACCGGCGCATTGGAACGGGCGGGACGCGAACTGTGGGCGATCACCGCGCATACGCTCGACCGGCTGCCGCACAGACGGTTCTTCGTGGATCTGACCATGTTCGCGGACCGGCCGAAGATACTCGAACGGTTCGCCGTCCGCTACGGAAAATACCTGAAAGGCAACCGGACCGCCCTGAACGTGACCATCATCGACCCGACCGGCCTCGTCGCCCGCCACATCGCCACCATAAAACCGGAATGGGATTAAGCAATGGGGCATGTTCGAATCATGTGGGTTGGAGCGAATCTTCTCGCACTCATTCCCCTGACACTACTGCTCAGGTCAAAGGATCTGAGACTGGGAGGATTGTATGCGGCCATCGCGTTCACGATCATGTTCTCGGAGCTGGTCTCATGGCTGTTATTCCTCGGCCTATCCGTTTTGGAAGGAATCCTCTGATGGACTTATATCCCATGCGCGAAACGGTCCCAAGAATCAAGGGAACCGCCTGCCTGACAGTCGGGTTCCTTGATTCTCCCGTTCGCGATGCTCGCCGCCATGGAGCTTGCGGCCGACTCACCCAAAACGGACGGCTGGACGTGACGGCGTCGATTCCCGCGCTCACGCCAGAGGAAGAACAACCGCCGTTGGATGGATGCGAAGGCGACTGGAAAGTCAAATGGGATACGGGACAGGGAAAGCTCTCCGTACGAGGCAGGAAGGCCATGCTGGAAGGGGAATCATTATGAACCGGCTGATCCTCTGCCTTCTCGTGACCCTGATAATCGCATGCAGGATCGGACTGCTCCTGATGTCCATCTGGTACGGCTGGAAGGCCGTCACCCTGGGCCTCATTCCCGGGAGCCTAGGGCCGTTCATCCTATACGGGGCGGTATCCATTGCAACCGGCTGGGCCGGATTATCGAAAGTTGATTTGCATGTGAAAAGGACGAACGAATGATCGACCCGAAGAAAAACGGAAACAGGACGCTGCGCGTCCGCTACGATAGCGGCGCCATATTCGTCGGTCCGGCGATCATCACCGACGAGGGGGATACGCTCGTCCTGCTGGGCGGAGCCTCATCCCTGCTCGTCCGACGCGCGGACGGAAGCCTGCCATTGCACGTGGCTGCGGTGGAAACGCCGCCGGAGGATGATGGTCCGTGCCTGGATGCGGCTTTGGCCGTGTTCGACGAAACCATCGAGGACGGCGGCGGCCGCCGGACGGCCATGTCCTGCGCGATACGCGCCTACGATGAGCGGAATCCCGGACACCCGACATTGTTCGTCGATCTTTGCAACGACAGGTCGTTCGAAAGAATGGTGAGAAAGACCGGGGGAAGAGCATTCAGGCTGGATTCGCAGGACGAAGGCCGTGAAATAGATCCCCTGTCCTTCGCGGATCATGAATTTTCCCGTGAGGCGGCGCGTTCCGGCAAGCCTCTAATCAGGATTGATCCGGTCAAGGGCGGGCCCATCGCCGTCTACCTCCCTGATGGTTCAATCAGGGTCGGGGACGAAATGGATTTCCTGCTCAGGGATGAAGCCGACGCGCGAACCAGCACGAATAAACCGAATCCAGGGAAGCCAGCTCGAAATCCGGAAGGAGCAGAGGTCTCCCCGGATCTCCGACGGTGAAGCCATGATCCCGATAATATCCGCGCATTACGGGTTTGCAGCTGCCGGCAGCCCAGCGGCATTCCCTCGGAGCCGCCGAATCCAGCAGATACAGGAGCCCGCCGCCGATGTTCCTTCCCCGACGGGATTCGGATACGGCCAAGGCCTCCACGAAAAGAATCACGTTCGCATCGAACCTGCGGGCGGTGGTGCGGATGGCGGCGCACACGCTGCCATCCGGGTCGATGGCCTTGATGCCGTGAAGCGGACGGGAATGTCCGATACCAATGTCGGGCAGCAGCCGGGAGACAAGTCTTTCGTAATCAACGCGATCGGCCTCTCCCATGGGCCAGAACGAGTATCCGGACAATTCCGGGTTCCGTGTGGGATCGTCTCTTCTCATGGCTTAGACAGTAGGACGCATACCCACGCGGATTGGAATCATGCATCGAATGATGGAACAGGAAAAGGAAAAAGCAATGAGCGGAACAAGACATGAAACACAACCCGTCGCCACCATCATTTACGAGAACGGCACGGAGCTGACCGGCACGGCCGTCACGACATCGGACGGGAGCGTGGGCATACGTATCCCGAACGAGTTCTTCAAGACCGGGCTCCTGCCCGATGGTTCCATGCCGGAGGGCGTGAAATCGGTGAGCATCCGTCCGAAACACCCGAAGGGCGTGCTCCCGCTGACCGACGACATGGCGTACATGGCGGTGACCGCCATGCTGCGCGATGCGGTGGGCCTGCCGTTGAACGAGGCCGCCGACCGGTACGAATCCTGGCTGAACCGGGTGAGGCGGGACGCGATCGAGAAGTGGGTGGATTCCCTGTCCATGCGCGAATCCACGCGACTGCATTGCAAGTATCTCGACCGTGATGGTGCGGGCCATCCGAAGGAAGAGGGGGACGCATGATGCTGATCGAACATGAGGCGCGCGTCGGGCTGCCGCGCATGTGGGAGCATCCCACCCGCACCCATACCAGGCGCGGAGGTATCGTGGCGAGCATGGTCGGCGGGTATACGGCGATACTGCTCATCAGGCAGCCATCCGGTGTGGAGAACAGCGTGCGAAAACAATGCGCGACTTTGGACGAGGCCGAAACATGGCTGGACAAGCAGATAGGAGAAGACGATTGAGCGACCATGGGAAACCGGATAAGCCCGGACTGTGGCGGGATGCGAACGAGAAAACGGTCGTGGCCTGCATGGAATCCGGCGAGCTCAGGATGCGCGACCCGGATACCGGCATGGTCCTGTCCGGGGAGTGGGTGGAACGGGCCGCGCCGTTCCGTCAAGCCGAATGGAAGGGGACGAAACTGATCGGGGCCGGGTTCTCCGCCATGCCCGACACGGCGGGATGCTGGTGCGACGAGAACGGCACGCTCTGGCTCATCACGGACGGCGACGGGATCGACGGGCACATCTTCCGGCTGAAGGAACCAGGCCGCGAATGGGAATGCGCGCCGTGTTTCGGCATCACCGTGAGGATGCTCCACGAATGGGGCCCGTGGGCACGCTGCGACTTCAATCCGAAGGATGATGAAGCCGTTCGTTTTGACTGGTGCAAGCCGTGGATCGCCGATCATGGTTGGGATGATGATATGTCCGAACCCGCATCGTCTCTGCTGGCTCGTATCAAGGAGATTCGGAAGAGTCTGCCGGAGGAGAACGGCCTGTGGAGGTTCGAGCATGCCGGGTCCGGCGTCGTCTTCGGGGACGGCGGCGGGAAGCGCCTGTTCCTGTTCGATTCGGGCGGAGGGTTCCTGGACGAGGGTTTGGGTCCATGCACGCGGCTCCGACCCGGCATTCCGGTCGGTTCCGCGCCGATCCCGAACCTGCCGGGCGTATGGATGGACAAGGGCGGGAACCTGTTGGCAGTGTTTGGGGAACGTCGGGTGAGGATTTGGGACAACCATGACTGGATGGCGGAAGAGCTTGACGACGATTCCGGGGAATTGTCCGCGCACGGCCCGTACACCCGGTATTCGCTCCAAACCGTCGAAGAGGTCCCATGGAAGCCGGAATCCGGCGATTCCACTCCGATCCATGAGGGGAGCCGCACCGTGCATCTCCCGGATGTCCGATCGTTCGGCCGTCTGGAACGGGACAAGTGGCTGGCCGTCAAGAACCTCGAAGAGTCGGCCGAACTCGTGGAGGCGTGCAAACAGTATTTGAAGGCCTGCGATCCGACCGATCCGAGCCATATCGGCGACCAGTTCGACGATCATGCGGACTGTCTCGCCTGCTACGGGGTGAACGTGGGCGGCGAGCTTGGCGACGACCGGGACAAGGCGAAGGCCGGCTGGATAGGCCATGTGCGCGACCAGCGTCGCCAGGCCATGCTCGGCGAGCTCGCCGACGTGTTGCAGACGGTCGGCAACCTGATCACGGCGTTCGGCATCACGGATGAGGAGGTCGGACGGGCGATGGGCGACTGTCTGGAACGCAACAGGCGGAAAGGACGGCTCTGATGGAGACCACGAGAATCTGGGATTCCCGCAACAACAGGCATGCGACGGTCGAACACGAGACGTTGAGACCATGCCCGTTCTGCGGCGGCACGCCACGAATCGACGATGATGTGGACGATACGACGGAACGGTACACGGTGCGCTGCGACTGCGGCGGGAGCATGCCGGGCCGGTACGTTCCGATCGACCCATCGTTCCAGACCCGCGTCACCTGCCTGCATTCGGCGGTCGAGAAATGGAACAGGAGAGGCTGATGGACTACACGGACAGCGGCTTCAGGGCCGGTTTCCGACGTGGATTGCGTGTCGCATGGGATGCGATGCGCTTCCGCCCGCTCCGGCATGAGCCGTGGCCGTCGCCGCCCATGCCGTCCCTGCGCGACCATCTGGAAGCGTACGGCGGCACCCGTATGAGCCCGGCCGATTTCGACCGGTGCGAGACGGACTGGTATCGGATGCTTGACGAACGGAACCGCATGTTCGACCGTTACCTGCTGGGCATGCGCTGCGCACGGTATGCGGTGTCCGGCATGTGGATTATCGCGTTCGCGATTGTCGGGCTGACCCTGGTCGAAGTGTCGTCTTGAACCGGTCAGAAGTTCTTCCCTCCACGACCGAACAAGGCATCGTGCGAGCCGGTGCGGGTGAGCACGAGGCACAGTTCGCCATGATCGATCCGGTAGATAAGAAGCCAGTCGCCCTCGATGTGGAGTTCGCGGAATCCCGCCCATTCGCCTTTCAGCGAGTGATCCCGGTACGTGTGGATCAGCGTATCCGCGTCTTCGGCCATCAGGGTTTGTATCGCCTTACGCAGTTTGGCGGAATCGTAGTGCTTCCGTCTCAGACGTTTCCAGTCTCGTTCGAAGGTAGGCGTCCGGGATATGTCGTTAAGCATCGAGGTCCGCCATCAGATCGTCCACGCTGCCGAACCTTTTGCCGATACCGTTCAGCGCCTCGTGTCTCGCCTGCCTGTTTTCGGCAGCTATGACCGCCTGCCGGTAGATGCGGTAGTCGTGCGCGTTGATGATGAAATAGGTGGGTTCTCCGTTGCGGAGCACGGTGACCGGCGTATCGTCCTCGACCTTGGCGAATTCGCCGCTTGCCCCCGCGCGTCCGAATTTGCTGATCGGAACAATCGTGTCCAATGGGACGGTGATCGTTTCTGCTGCCATCGCAAACCTCCAAAAGGAATATATACATATATGTATACAAATGTACACCCATTTTGTAATATCCACCATCCTTCCGAGAAAAGCCGGAACATTCCGATGGCGGCATCGAAATGTGGAACGCATACGGGAACCGATGCGGAAAGGAACAACTGATGGACAAAATCGATACTGAAATCCGGTTCGCCGGCATGGCGGAGGAACGGTTGCGCCGCGAGGATCCGCACTATCATGTCTGGTCGTTCACCGATGACGATGATGGGACGGCATTGTATCTGGGCCGCGTGGACATGAACGGGGAGCCGGTGGAACGGTACGACCGGACACGTACGATTCTCGCATTCGATGGAGGCAGGGTGTTTGCGAAATGGCATGGCGGACGCCTGTTCGAGGGCGGCCGCCTTGCCGAAGCGTGGATCGACGTGTTGAGGAGAAATCGGGAAACGAATACCTTGAAAGCTCTGTTGGATGACGGATTGGACACGTTGCAGGAACTGTTGGAGGCGATACCGCAGGACAGTCGGCAACTTTCATGCGAGGAGCTGGTGCCACGGCTGCGCAAGGCGTTGGGTCAGGCGAAGACCTGCGGGAAACTGGAGCAACAAATCAGGGATCTGGAGGAATCATGACCGGCTTTCTCGACCGGCTGCTGCACGCGGATAAGCCGCAACCGTTGGACGTGGACACGGCGGCCGCCATGCTCAGCACCACGCCCGGACTATTGCGCGAGTTCGAACGCTCCTACCATGCGAACGTGCTCGACCGGAAGAATGCGCCCACGGGGGCATTGGGGCCGGACGCGAGGAGCGTCATCGCATCCCGGTCCGGGCATGAACTGTCGGATGCCGCGTTGTCGTTGGATGCGCGCATCGTACGCGAGCTGCTGGCGGATACAAGCGTCATCCGGTATGACGGGGAGCGTGTGGCCACGATCCCCTCATTGGCTCCAGTCCCGGAAAAGTATGTGACGGAAGCGGACGTGAATGCCCTGCAGCCGGGGGAGCGCCCCCAGTTGGCGGGCGAGCTCATCCACCGTCAGATCGACACGGTGAACTATCCGCTCCTGCTCGACATGTGGCGGCGCGCCACGGATCCGAAACGTTCCGCCAGGCAACGGCATGAGGCATACGGCATGTTCCGCACCGGCCTCGACCTGTTGGATCTGGATCCGGTCATGTACCGGATGCTCGACCTGAACCCGGCGAGCATGTCCCACTGGCTGCCCGCATTGGCCGAGACGAACGAAGGCAAGGGATTCTTCCGCATCCCGAAGACCACGATAGCGAAGGCCCCGTTGACTTTGCTGCAATTGTCTCGCGTCGACTACGAGTCGTTGACCGCCGCCACGTTGGATGTCGTGGACCGGTGGGCGCAGGCCGCGTTCGGCCTGAACCCGGACGGGGAGTATTTCATCAAGACCGGCACGTTCAGCAGCAAATACGACTACCGGAACACGCACGTCGCCGGCCCGCATGAGGTCGCCCAGATCGGCGAATACCTCCTGTACATCCAGTCGCAGGCCGTCGAAATGGCCGGACCGTTGAACCAACCATCCACGTACGGGGTCTCCACGACGAACGAGATGGTGGTTCGCGAATACATCCCCGATACGCATGACCTGCCGACCATCTACATGGGATTGCCGCTCAGATGCGAATACCGTTGCTTCATTGACTGCGACACGGATGAGCTGCTGGGCATCCACCCGTACTGGGATCCCAAGGTGATGAACCATCGTTTCCGCGACTGGCCGGATTCCGACAACCCGCACATGCGGCACGACGCGGTCACCTACAAGCTGCGAGAACCGTCGCTCATGCGCGAATACGAGGCCACGAAGGACCTGGTCGCCGCGCATATCGGGGAACTGCTTCCCGGCCTGGAACTGGTGGGCCAATGGTCGCTGGACGTCATGCGCGACGGCGACGACTACTGGCTCATCGACATGGCGCCCGCCGAACGCTCCGCCTATTACGGGCAGGCGGTGCCGAAAGGGAAGCGTCGGCCGATGATGGAGAACTGGATACCCGAACTGGGAGGATAACATTGACCGGCTGGCTCATCGACATCAATCCCAGGGAATGCCCGCCCGACGTGATGGACGCGCCGGAAGCGTACCGCGCCGCATGGGAACGGCATATGTCGGCAAGGTGACTCCCGGCGACGGCGATCCGGAGGATTGGCGGGAGCAGGCGGCACGTTTGGAGGCCGCGACACGTATCCTCCCGGATCCGCATGTAAGGGTGGCGGGCCGGTCTTACGGAGGGCCGGATCCGATGACGCTTGCCCATTACGGCGCGGTCATGCTCCGACCGTATATGGATCAGCTTTCCCTGCCGCCGTCGAATGCGGACAGGTATGATCTCATGCCCTCGTTGCGCCCGTTTCTGGGACGCGACGTGCAATCCGTCCCCTGCGACGGGGATGCGATCGATGCGGCGGCGCGGGGCATGCTCGACCGGCATCCCGGTGCGGGTGTGGTCGTCAAGTTCATGCTGCGTGAGAAGCGTCTGCCGCTCGCGTTCATCGACCCGGACGGCACGTTCGAACAGTCGGACGAGTATGGCGGGAAGCCGGAGCGTATCCCGTTCGCCGCATGGCGGTGGGCCGGCTATGACCTCGCCCTGTTCGAGGGCGAGCCGGACGCGGCGCTCGTCCAGCAGCGGGTGCGCATGCGCTACGAGTACCGGGTGCAGGTGATTGGCGGGGAACCGGTATGCGGGGCCGGCTGCGTGGAACGGCATACGCCCGCCGACAACACGGGCGAACGGTATGATCCGCGGATGGAGGAAACACGCAACGACGGGCGCATCGAATCGCACCCCGACATCGCACGGTTGTATGAGGCGTTCGCACTCGAGGCGGCGCATGCGATACGCGGCGAAGTCGAAGGCCCATACGTGATGGACCTGTATCTGGACGATGCCGGGCAGCCGCATGTGATCGAGCTGAACCCGCAGTCGAACAGCGGCCTGTACGCGCTCGACATGGACGCATTGCTGACGGCGATACGGGACAATCCGGAGCAGTTCATGCCCGACCCGTCGCGGGGCGGCATGCCCGGCTGCCTGGGCGTCAGGGAGGAGACCTGTATCTGACGGTCCCATTCCGATGATATTCTATGTATACGGAAAAATCGTTTACAGGAGAGAAAACATGAGGTTGTTGAGCTATGCCATCAGCGGCCTGCGTCTGTATGAAAACCATGAATGCAGGATGGACCTGTACGCCATCGATGCCGTGCGGGAACCCGGATACACCCACATGCTCGACGGCGCGGCCCGCAATATCAGCGTCAATACGGTCATCGGCGTCGCCGGCATCAACGCATCGGGCAAAACCACGGCGTTGAGGGTCACCGAACTCGCCCTCGCCGTCGCCGGCGGCATGTCGCTGGGTTCGCTGAACCCCGACCTGTTCCCCCTGTACGACACCATGGACGACCGGATCGGGGTGCGCGCGCTGTTCGAACAGGACGGCCGCTTCCATCTCATCGACAGCCTGCTCGAGCGGACAGGCGAGGGGCGCACGCCGTTGAGGTTCATCCGCGAGACCCTGAGCATCCACCACGGCAAGCTCAGCAAGAAAATGCTTGCCTCCGCCATGAACGGCACGTTGGATTCGGAACGGTGGACCGTGCTCTCATCCCGCAACGTGGGCAGGCCCGGCGTCCGCGGCGAACTGTCCGTCGACGCGAAACGGTATCTGCCGCCCGACCGGAGCATCTGCGGGGCCTTCGTCAAGGACACCGACATCGCGACCGAACTGCTGCCTGTGTCCCCGACGCTCACCGTCAGCCCGGCCCGCCCCGTCGTGACGCTGTTCGATGCCAGCATCGAACGCCTCGACTACGACAAGGACGGAATCCATCTGAAATTCCGCAACGAGGGGAAGGAGCGGGAAGTCACCCCGAACTCGCTGGTCAACATGGTCTCATCCGGCACCCTGAGAGGCGGCGCACTTGTCGGCCGAGCATTGGAGACACTGCGCGCGGGCGGCTATCTGATCGTGGACGAACTGGAGAACAGCATCAACAAGCAGCTCGTATTCACCATCATGGACCTGTTCGCATCCCCGGTCACGAACCCGCACGGGGCCACCCTCCTGTTCTCCACCCACTATCCGGAGCTGCTGGACCATTTCACCCGCAAGGATTCGATATGGTTCGCCGTCCGCGATGGAAAAGGCTTCGCCCTCCGGAATCTGGGCGCATACCTGGGCCGCACCGATTTGAAGAAGAGCGTCTCCTTCTTCGCCAACCGGGTGCCCGGCACCGCGCCCTCATACGCGGCCGTCCGCGCCCTCCAGGATTATGCGGAAAGGTACGTGCATGCTTAACGCGGAAGGCCAGTACGTGCTGTTCGTCTGCGAGGGCGTGGCCGAACAGTACATACTCACGACCCTCATCGAACGAGGGGAACTGACAATACCGGCCGATTTTATCGTGCCCAACCAGCTGCGCGGAACATGGTACTTCACGCGCAAGGAATCAAAACAGATGCTCGACCGGTTCCTCAACATGTCATACGGCGAACATCCATTGCTCATCGTCCGAATAGTTGATTCGGACTCGGATGTACTGCGCGTACCCCGAGGGTACGAACATGCGGCCGAGGTCGTGAACCTGCGAACCCATCCCGAAATCGAAATGCTGGTCATCATCAACGAGGGCATGTACGGCAAATACACGAACGGCTCCAAACGGGCGAAACCATCCGACTACTGCAAGCAGACCCTCGGATTGAAACAGGTGAAGAGCCGCGCATGGCTGGAACGATACTGGGCCGAGCCCGGCCGCCTCGAACACGCGCTCAAGGAGTATTCGAGACTGCACCGGTTCGGCAGGAACGAGAACCGAGGGCTTCTGGAACTGATCCGCTGGAAACGCATATCAGCCCCAAGGACAAAAGGAAGGCAGACGGCATGACGACATCATCCGCGAATGATGATTACACGTACCGCAATCAGGTGAACGCGGCCATCGACCAGCTGCGGCTCGCGCTCGAAACCAAGGATACGGGGGAGCGGATCCGCCTGCTGAACGGCGCGTTGAACAACACGGGCAACGCGATCGGGCAGCTCGCCCTGTTCGAATCGAATGGTTCGCGCCGGCCGGAACGGCGGTAGGATCATGAATGTCATGCCGTTGGGTGAAGGCGCTGATCTCATGCCGGAAAACGGGTGTTCGATGGCCGAGGCGCCGGAAACCACCGGTCCGGGCGTTGGAGGATCACGGCCAAGACCCGATCGGCACGCGCGGCCGGTTGGGCGGAAGACGGGACCGGCGGGAGAGGAGACGGGCATGACCAGACCCCTGGTGTTCATTGACTTCGACGGGGTGATCAACCAGTTCCCCGACGACAAGGTCATACGCCGGCAGGGGAGAACCGATTGGATGGAACCCGACGATCCGCGCCGGGACACGTACTCCCCGGACAACTGGTTCGGGCCGGACCGCAGGGAGCGCCTACTGGTCCGCGACCTTGGCCGACGGTTCACGATCCGGTGGAACGCGGAGCTCGTCGCCCGATTGGACGCCCTGGATGCGGACAAATGGTGGCTGACCACCTGGCAGCCGGAAACCGCGCAATTGAACCGGGCGTTGGGCGTCGACTGGCCGACCGTCCAATGGTATGATCCCACGACCCGCGAGGGCATCTGGACCGGCAAACGCCGCACCATCCTCGACGCTTTGGCACAGAACCGGCCGATCGTGTGGCTGGACGATGAGGAGACCACCTACAATGCGGGGCTCGCCATCCAGACCACACCGCACGAGGCTCCCGTGCTTGGCGTCGGCCCGGATTCCGCGATCGGGGTCGGCCGCCCCCAGATGGACCTCGTCGAGGATTTCATCCGCAACCCGCCCGCCGGATCCGTCGTGCGGTTCGAGACGGCCGGCGACGGGCACGAGGGCCATTGGGGATTCTGATTCCCCTGCGGGGCCGGAAAGTCCACATCCCGTCCGTCCGACACTGGCATAGCCGGCACGACTGCGAGGATGACCGGCATCCGGATTACGTGGGCCGCCATACGGTTCGCGACCGTTGCCATATCGCCGTATGCGAGGTGAACACCGGCATGATGGATGATGGTTGGGATGATCCCCGCCTGTACCGTCGCCGCGTCAAATGGGAATGCTGACTGGAAAGGAGATTCTTCTGCTCGACCTGTATTCGTTCCAGCGGTGGCCGGATGTCAGGGCTGCTTTCGACCGGTTCGGCTCGTACACGCCCTCATGGTCGGCGGCACGCCGGCAGGCCGTCGCCGACGACGGCGACACCGACTGGTGGAACGCGATTTCGCCCGCCTACCGGTGGATGATGGGCGAAATGGAGCGCAAGGGCATGCCGTGTCCGAATCCGGATGCGGCGCCGTTGTGGGCGTGGGCGCGCTGGGTCGATTCGAAAGGCGAGGCGCATACGCGTCCCGACCGACGGTATTCGGGTTTCCGCGACCAGTACGTCGGGTTGGAGCTCCTGCATCTGCGGGTCAATGAGAATCGTGTATTGTGCACGGATTTCGACCAGTTTCATTGCGTGATCAACAACTGGCCGTGCGCCCCGTTGGATGCCGGCACATGGCCGCCCGCCGAGTACGACCGGTGGCTGGACGAGCATTGGGACGACCCGCCCGACGCGAAGGCCGTCCAGTACCGGCGGAACGCGATCGTGGGTCCGAAACGGCTGCCTGACCGGTGGATACAGGCATGCCTGTGGACGATCACGCCGCATGATGTGGCCGATATCCGACCGGCATGCGGGAAACCGGATACCATTGGGAATCATGGATGATCTGAGGAGCAGGGCGGCCAGGTTTGCCGAATCATGGGCTGGACGCGGCGACGAGAAATCCGAGACCCAACAGTACTGTCGTGACCTGTTGGACAAGGTGCTGCTCATCCCGGATACGAGCGACAGGCAGGTGCTCTGGTTTGAACGGCGCACCGCATTGGACGGTTTCATCGACGCGCTGATGATCCAGGCCCGTGTGCTCGTCGAACAGAAGAGCCTCGGCGTGGATTTGGACAGGCCGGAGCCACGCCAGGGAACCATGGTCACCCCGGTGGAACAGGCGAAACGGTATTCCGACAGCCTGCCGCCATCGGAACGCCCGTCCGTGCTCATCACCTGCATTTCGACCTCTTCCGCCTCTATGATCTGGAAGCCGACCCGTTGGCCCGCACCCCGCAATCGGAGTTCACGCTTGCCGACCTGCCGAATCATATCAACGAGATTGGCCGTCTGTTCGCGCACGAGAACTCTCGTGTCGTCCAACAGGAGAAACTGTCCGTCAAGGCCGGCCGACGGGTCGCCAGACTCCATGACTCTTTGGCGAAATGCTTCGAGAACCCGGATGATCCGGCGGAGCATGATGCGCTGGCGATGCTGACCGTACGCCTCGTGTTCTGCCTGTACGCGGAGGATGCGAACCTGTTCAAACCGGACGCGCTCCGCGACTATGTGGCGGCATCCACGCCCGAACGTCTGGGCGAAGACCTGTATGACCTGTTCGAAGTACTGGACACTCCGATCGAGAAGCGGCGTCGTTACCTGCCGGAACCGTTGAAAGCGTTCCCCTACGTGGACGGCGGCCTGTTCGCCGACCAAATCGACGTGCCCCCGTTGACCGGGGAGCTGCGTGACGCCCTGCTGGAAATCAGCGAGGGCTTCGACTGGAGCGGCATCAGCCCCGTCATCTTCGGCTCCCTCATGGAGGAGACCCTCAGCCATGACGAACGCCGCAGGGGAGGCATGCACTACACGTCCGTCAAGAACATCCACCGTCTCATCGACCCGTTGTTCCTCGACGGGCTGAAAACGGAACTCGAGGAGGCGGAGGCGAAACCGGTCGCCGGCGGCTCCCGAACCAACGCGCTCAACAAGTTGCACGACAGGATCGCCGGCCTCCGGTTCCTGGACCCCGCTTGCGGGTCCGGTAACTTCCTGACCGAAACCTATCTGGAATTGCGTCGCATCGAGAACCGGATCCTCGCCGATTTGGACAAGGACGGGCAGCTCGCCCTCGACCTCGGCGACGACATCAACCCGATCCGGGTCAGCATCAGCCACTTCCACGGCATCGAAATCAACGGGTTCGCGTGCGCGGTCGCCCGCACCGCGCTCTGGATCGCGGAACAGCAGGCATTGGATGATACCGAATCGACCATCAGTGGCCTGCCCCGGCTCCCGTTCACCGATACGGCCCATATTCAACAAGGCAACGCCCTGCGCCTCGACTGGAACGAACTATTACCCGGCGACCACTGCGACTATGTGATGGGCAACCCGCCGTTCATCGGACACGTCACCAAGACCGCCGGTCAGACCGATGATCTGAAGACCGTGTGGGGCCGCCAGTATGACGGATATCTCGACTACGCGACCGGATGGTACCGGAAGGCCGCCTCCTACCTGTCTAAACCGGATGCGGCGTTCGCATTCGTCACCACCAATTCGATCACCCAGGGGCAGCCCGTGGAACCCCTGTTCAAACCGTTGCATGCGGACGGCTGGCATATCCGTTTCGCGCACCGCACGTTCGCATGGGACGCGCAGTCCACGGACAACGCGCACGTCCACGTCGTCATCATCGGCCTGGACAGGAAAGCGAAGCCCGCGCCCGTACTGTTCGAATACCCGGATATCAGCGGGGAACCGGTACAGGAAACGGCATTGAACATCAATGGGTATCTCATCGACGCCCCCGACCTGTACGTAGGCAAACGAAGCCAGAAGACGGGACCGGTCTCGCCTCTTCTCGATGTCACCGATTCCGGTTCCATGCCCCTGGACGGAGGCAACCTGCTGCTCGCCGACCGTGAGGAATATGACAGGGCCATGGCCGATCCCATCGCCGCACGCTTCGTCCGGCCGTTCCGCATGGGACGCGAGCTCATCAACGGCACGGACCGCTGGTGCCTATGGCTCAGGGACGCGGAGCCCGGGGAACTGAGGAAATCCTCGTTCCTGAAGAAGCGTGTCGACGCATGCGCCGAATACCGTCGCAATGCTCCAATGAAGGGCGATGCCTACAAGCATCGTGCGACACCTTGGCTGTTCCGTGACGACCATCAGCCGTCCACGAACTATCTTGCGATCCCCAGGGTGTTCAGCGGCCGTCGCGAATACGCGACCTGCGACTGGTACACGTCCGACATCATCGCAGGGGACAAGGTGTACACGTGCATCGACCCGGATGGGCTTGCTTTCGCGGTCATCGAATCACGCATGTTCATGACATGGCAGAAGGCGATCGGAGGCCGGCTGAAATCCGATCCCAACTTCAGCAACACGGTGGTTTGGAACAACCTGCCCCTGCCCGCCCTCGACGATAAAACCCGCACCGCATTGATCGAGGCCGGCAGAAACGTGCTGGTGGCGCGAGCCAACCATCCCGGCCAGTCCCTGGCAGACCTGTACGATCCCGACTACATGCCGACCGACCTACGCGCCGCCCACCGGGAATTGGACAAGGTCGCGGACGTGGCGTTCGGCGCGAGGAAATGGTTGAAGGACGATGATGATGCGCGTCTGCAAGTGTTGTTTAAGTCATACACGCATATGACAGGTAGCAGTGAGGTGTGACAGTGGTAGACAAAAATCTAATCGTAGACACCATTAGTCAAATAGGTTCAGTCGCATTAGATGCGGCCCGAGATAATGCAATAGACAATGTCAATGAGGAAGTCAATCAGGCGTTAGCTTTCGAACGGAAACAGGAAAGGAAGCATGTTGCTCGTGTATTCGCTGAATTAGGTATTGACAGGCAGAAGGCAATCAATCTTCTCGTCTTTGAATGGGATACAGATAGAAGAGACGCTGAAGAGCTGATGTTGGAGGCTCATCGCATTTACTGGCCTTTGGAACGATTGAAACGCCATTTGAGAAACGAGGATTGGACCATGTCCGAAATCAGCGATTTTCTTCACGACTATGAAGTTGCGCGACAATTGAGAACCAATAGAAGGCTGTCTGATCTGACCGCTGCTGGTCTAGTCGATTGGCTCCAAAAGAATCAGGACTGATTGCATTGCAATGTGGCCTATCTGTCTTGTACGGGATCAAGGAAGACTGGCCACATTGTTCTATTCTTCTGGCTTGCTGAGGCCGACTCCCGTCTGTACGCCGAATTCGAATTGTTCCAGCTTGTCCGCGAATGTATCCAATTCGATTGCCGATACACGGCCGGTTATGCTTGCACCTTGGTTTGATACCCTGATGCCATAACGATTTCCTCCATCGTCCCAAACATCGAATCGCAGGTCTTCTATTCTCTCTAGTTTGTTCGCGGATGGTTCCTTAAGCACGCTGTCGATAAGCGTAAGCAGCGTATGTGCAGCATTCGGAGACAGATTCAAACGGTAATGCAGCAGACCATCATCAAACTCGATTTCGATTACGTTCGAATCGAGTCTCGTGCAGTTCAAGGAAATATCAGGCATATTCCCCAAGATATTGGCAAAGGCAGACCGGGTTCTTGGCGTGGACTTCTTTCGGAAGAAATACGGGCCAAGAACCCATGAATGTCAGTGCTTCTTCTTTTTGTTTCCGCCGTCGACCCAGTCGAAAGCGGTCTTGAATGCTTCTCGTGCGGTGTTGGTCTGATCGTAGTAGTCGCTGCCCATGTCGCTTTTCTTATAGTCGATGACGGTGTTGTTCACGTCTCCGCGACCGTCTGAGAAGGTGACTCGCCATCCTTTGCTGCCACCTAGGTAGAAGAGTTTCGCGCGTCGATGGTTGTTATCGGTGTCGGTTGGCCACACCTGCGGGTACGTGTTGCCGGTCAATTCCAAATCGGGGTGGCCTTGGAGAGCCATGTTCGCGCCTTCCTCAGCCGACTGCGGGTCACAACCCTTGGACTCCAAATACTCGCCGAAGGAATAATCCATGTCATCCGTGTAGGTGAGTTCCGGATTGGTGAGATACACTTCGGCATCACCATCTTCGGCGGCTTCACTGGCAAGTTCGGACATTTGCTGTGGGTCGTTCCAAGCATCCTCGTTGCCATCCATGTAATCGTTGCCCCATGCGATATACCGGTCGCGATCCAATTCGGGCAGCTTCTCGAACTCCTCACGGCTGACGTACAGGCCGGATTCCACGCGATAGCCTTCATCATCGGGGCCGAACTTACGTTCCGAGTACTCCCTGTTGGCGATGTCGATAAGCTTCTGATCCAGTTCCTGCATTCGCTTCACACCGGTCTCATAGGTTTCAACCGGCGCGCCGCCGGTATTCGATTGCTGATTCTGTTCGAATCGTTCGAGTACGTCACCGGTCGGCATGCTGCTGGTTTTGCCTTCATCCGCATAAGTGCCGTCACGGTTTCGACGTTGCTGGTTTGCCTGTGCTGATTTTCTGGAGTCGACCATTGTTTCTCCTTGCTATTTTGGGTTGAATGTTTGATGTCGTAGGGAGGTTGTCTATTTACGTTTTCGAGCTGTCTGCCGTAACTCTTACCTTTTGTTGTTTGTCAGAACGTTGAAGAATGACCGCTGCCGTTCATCCAACCATGTGGGGGAATGGCCGGCGTCAATATCCGATTGCTTGATCAGGTACGCCACTCGGTTTGGGGTTGAGCTTTTCGCGTCGCGAAACTCGTACACTGTGTTTCCTGTCGGAGTGTTCCTTCGGTGTATGCGCCATCCGTCGATTGATGCGTCATCCTGTTCGTCGAATCCTCCGGAGAAACCTACATAGGGGGAGTTGTCGAGTGCGTCCATCCCCTCGGCCCACAGTTCACGATTCTCTTCGCTCATGGTCCCGTCGTAATAGGATGCGGGCGGAGACACGACGGATGTTTGCCACTCATATTTTCGTATGGATTCGTCGGTTGGCATACCGGATTGACGGTGCTCGTCTCGGAATCGTCCGGTGTTGGGGTCTCGCAGCTGTTGGCGGGCTTGGATTGATTTGTTGGCTGGCATGTTGTTTTTTTTCGTTGGAAGGGGCTGTCGTGTTTTTCTGGTTCCACGTTATCTATTGTTTTCTGGTTTTCTCCTGTTTCTTCGTTATCTCACCACCAAGATATCTGTTATACTGAGTATGTCCACATAAAGATAATGAAAGAGGAAACCAATGGCACTCACCATCGAAGAACAACACGAAACCAACGACCTCGACCACGACATCCTCGCCACCCGCGAAGTCACCTTCATCTGCGGGCACAAGCGCGTCTACGAGGAAATCAGCGCCTGCCAGAAAAGCTGGATGGAACGCTGCCAACGGTGCCCCGAATGCCAGCGACAGCGTGACGTCGAAGACTTCAAAAAGCTCTTAGCCGAAACGTGGCCCTCGGACGCCCACTTCAATGTCGAAGACTGAACAAAACGAAACAAAAACAGGAGAAAAACATGGGAAACCGCAACTACATGCACAAGGGAAAAATCACCCGCAACGACGTTCTTGCGGAAGTGTTCACCGTCGAACAAAGCCACGGATACCCCAACGACGGCTGGAGGCATGACGGCTACGAGATCACACTCATAGGACTGGCCGAAATCTGGGCCGAACAGGAGAACGAAAACCAGCCCGAAGATCGCGGCACGTTCCCATTCTGGCTCCACACCCATATCGACGACAACACGGTCGAAGAACCTGAGAACCGAGTATACGGCCTTTCACTTCTCGTGACCACAAGCCAGTCCGTACGCTTCGAAGCCCCCGCAGGCATGAATCCGAGCGAAGCGAAAAGCTGGTATCTCGAACACTGCGATGACGATGACTTCTATGTCTCGCATGGGAGTGAGGACGTCGTCGACGAACAGTTCTACGCAGACGGGGAATGACTCGGGAGGCGCCCGATGGCAGGCGAGCGGCGTTTCTTATGCAGAAGCGTCCAGTAGGTTATTTATGCTTATTCAGGCAGCTTTTGCTGCCATAAGAAAGTCATTGGATTCCTTTGATCCTTTCACTTTTTTATGTGGACAAAATAATCCTCCGGTGCTTTATAAGCGTCGGAGGATTTTTGGTTTTCGATTAGTTTTTTGTGCTAGATGATTTCATTTGTGATGCATTGCCTATTACATGTTATACTGAATATGTCCACATAGAAATGAAAGAAGACAACAATGACCTCGTATAAGAATTTCGAGAAAACAACCAACACCATACTCTCACTGACATGCTTCCTCTGCGCATGCTTCATGTGGAGAGTCACAGGAGTCGCAATGGTCATCACATCAATCGGATTCGCAGCCTCAGGAATACTGATGATTACCCACTTCGCGATGGCAGCAAGCCGGCTGAAAGAAAACCTTTGACCCGCGAACGCATATCAAAGCGGAAAGGGGAGTCGAGACTATGAGTGAAACCAAACAGCCATTGCCGTATGATCCGAAGCTCATCGCCGAACGATGCAACCCGTTGGCCCTGCGGCTCGGCTGCGCGGCCGGCTGCTGGAAGGGCGAGAATTTCAAACAGTGCGGCAAACCGCCTGTGGCGATTCGCCGTTGGGCTCGCGACGACGGGTACGACGACAGCGGGCTTCTGCCCGAGGAGGGCGTATACGGGTCCGCGTGCAAGCTGCATGCCAACCATGATGTCGTCCCGCTATCGGAGGTGTTGAAGGCCGTGGCCGATGCCGGCTGCTGGAAGCATGATCCGTCGCTCATGCCACCGCTATCGGGCGTATGGCCATACGACCCGATGCGCGTCTTCGCCTTATGCGACCCGTCCTGGCTGCGTCTAGGATGCACGGCCGGCGTATCCCGCGACGGGGACTACGAATCCTGCGGCAAACCCGTGGTCGCGATCCGCCGTTGGATGCGGACGGACGGCCCCGACTGTGAGGATATGCCCGAAACCGGCTGGTACGGGCCCGTATGCAAGACGCACGCCAACCATGATGTCGTGCCATTGGCCGTCATATTGGACGTGATGACGGGAGGCAGGCGATGATAAGCACATACGACTGGTTCATCGCCCGATGCAAGGCGGTCATCAACCATTCCAGGCCGCCCGAACCGCCGAGGCGCGTCCGCCTGCACGAGGCGGGTCATGCGGTCGCCGGCCACCGGTTCGGATACGTGCAGCAGGGCATCATGCTGCGCGAGGACGATACCGGAGAGACCAGCCAGCAGTACGCCACCGGTATGGACGATGACATGTCCGTCCGATTGCAGACGGAGATAATCATCTCCATGACCGGGTTCGCCGTGACCCTGGAATATCCGGAATACAAACCCGACGCGCTCCGCATCGGCGGCGACGTGCAAATGGAGCTGGTGAACGCGGCGATCATCCACCGAATCGACCCGGCGATGGGCTCCGCCGACGAGATCATGGACACGCTATGGGTCAGGGCGCGCCTCGTCGCAAGGAACAACAAGCCCCTGATTCAGGCGGTCGCCGCAAGGCTTGACCATTACGGTTTCTGGACCGGTGAGGAAATCCAGCGAATCATCGACGACTGCGAAAAGGAGCTGGACCGATGAGCGTCCTGGAATGGCCCGCCGACCTGACCGACCTCCGGCTGCCGCCCGCATGGGACGGGCGACCCGTCGACTGGCATGGCTGGCATCCACCCATCGAAGCCCGCGCCCTGTTCCTCTGCGAGAACAACGGCTTACAACGCGATCCGCAACCATGTTCCGGCTGCGGGCACCCGTTCCAACCCTGGTGAAACCAAGGATTGACGGCCGACGGGCGCGCCTCCATCACCATCGAACGCTGCGGGTTCTGCAACACGACCATCGCACTCGAGACCGGGCCGGACGGGACAAGCGAATGGACGTTGGATGATAGCGACTACGGGCCGGAAGGCAGTTCCGACAATCAGAAAGGAAACCGATGATGTTCGGATTATTTGGAAGAAAGAAGGAAAAGCAACCTCCGGTGATTCTCGATCTGAGTGTCAAGGAAAAACCGGACGGTTGGGATGAACTGATCCGGCTGGGCTTCGAGCCAGTGTTCGTCAACCATAGGCCACGGCCGAACGGCATTTCAGGCGACTACGTGCAGACCCGCTGGCGGTTGAAGGCGAACCCGGATGTGACATGCACGGTATACGACTCGTGGGAGGGCGGAGGCGGTGCCACGTTCCTCGACTTCGACGCCCCATGGAATCCGCGGCGGATTCACGGCGGATACAATCTCAGCTGGCCCAATTACACGCTCGACCGGCTCCACTCCTTCGGAAAGGTGCTGTTCGAGGGTGACAGGAGCGAATTCAAGGAGCCGGATTCCGGCAATCTCGACTTGAGAGGGATCACGCCGGACCCGGTTAGGGAGAAAATGCGGGAACTCGGATTCCGTATGGAATGGGATGACAGCCATGACTCGAATGGGGATGATTCCGATGAAGAATATTGGTGCAAATACGATCAGGGAGAACTTCGTGACTTGCACCGATCGCGCCTTGCCCTGTACGCCCATGTCGACAGGACAGCCGGAACAGTCGCCATCGTGGATGTCGAGACCGGGAAGCAAGCCACGTTGGGATTTGATAAGCTCCTGAAACTGGATCGCATCGAATACGGAAAGAAGTCCTCCATGACCGGACCCGATGCCGAGGAATTGGAATCCATACGGAAGGAATACCGGCGTCAAACGGAACGCGACGAACGAATATCGCGCCGGGCCGCGGAACTGCGGCATGATCGGCTGAATCGGACAGGAAGGCAGCAGGGGGAGGAATCATGAGTCTGGAAGCCGTGCGCCGTCTCGCGTGGACGGCGATCGTCCTATTTATTATGGCGATCGTGTTCGCATTCAACCACGGGCCGATCCTCGCCTGGCTGGCCGCGAACCATACGCCGCTGCTCGTCGGACTTCTCCAATCGCTGTTGTGGCTTGTCGCGTTCCTGCTCGTCGTCCTTGGATTGCAATGCTGGCTGGACATCGTGGATGATGACGAGACCCCGTTCGAGATCGGCATGCACGCGCTTGGCATCATGCTCGGCATCGGCTGGTGGGCAGGCCTGGCGGCCCTTTCATCGCATCAGCCGGCCGACGCGAACTGCTACGGGCTGCTGGGCGGCTGCATCCTTTTCGGCTTGTTCGCATGGATCATGGACCGGCGCCAGAAGGCGGGCAGGGAGGCGTTTCCGAGGCTGCGCGACCAGATAGCCGACTTCGCGGTCACGTACATCGCCAGCGAAGAGTATCGGAAGAACAACGGGGACGGCGAATGATGGATGAATGCGAACGGCTGACCTATGTGAGCGGCGAGGCAGCATGCAATGCGGTCGATATCGCCACCGCATTGGGCGGCGGGTTCCATGTCAGCTTTCCGCCCGGCCGCGGCACCATGACGTTGGCCAAGTATTTCCCGGACGGCTCCGATGTGAGCATTGAGGTTGGCGACGATCGGGCCGCCGCCTCGAACAGCCGGTTCGAAACCGTCGAATGGGACATCGAGGACGGAATACCACAGAAACTAGTGGACATGTTGCAACCTAAAGCGGGTTAATGCCACGGTTTTCAGATTTTCTTCAAGAATCGTTCTTTGAACGAATGATAATCGTAGTATCCGTCCGGTTTTCCTCCACCCAACTTCGGAACAGGAAAAGCCGGTCAATCTTCCAGAACGTTGTCTTAAAAAAGGATGCTGCGCCGATGCGAAGAATTAAGATATTCATCGATAACACCATTATTCCCGCAGACATATACGCCGGGCAGAAAATCGCTTTCATCTTCCTGCCAGCAGGCCGTCAAACAGCTCAAGGTCGTGAACAAGTCGTGCATCAAGCCTCAGTGGATAATGAGAACGGGCGTGTAATCAACGTGACCTGGCAGGCTAAAGGCTGGTTCAACCGGCTCGTCACCCGGCATTCGCCTCTTCTCCGACGCATGCTCGGACAACCCGACACCTACCGGTTCGACGATAACATCGCCTCTCCAGAATTCATTCAGGAGCGTGCAGATTGAGCAGGGCAGCACATAAGACCGTTCAACCAGTAAGCCGATCAGCCGTAAGAAGGAAGAACCGATTCCAACGACGTGTCGCCCTCTGCCTGATGTCGGCAATGATTTTGTCAGGCGGAATGGCATGTCTTTTCCTGCCGCATAACGAAACCGCATACGCAGGCGAACGTTTCAACCAGGCCACCGCATTAACCACGGAACAGTTGACAGCATCAAGCATCGATGATGCGGCTAGCAGGAGCAGCCAAAGGGAAGACCTCACAGTGGACGGCACATGGGATATAGGCGACCAGCCGGACCGCAAGCTCACCATCATCCACGCGGACAATCCAGTGGTCCGTGACCTGATCAACGGTCGCGACGAGAATCAGACGCCGGCCGGATTCAATCCGGACCATGCGACCGGCGACACAGGCAACGCATACGCACACGGGCAATGCACATGGTGGGCGTACGTGCGGCGCATGCAACTGGGATTGCCGGTCGGCAGCCATCTGGGGGATGGCGGCATGTGGGCCGATTCCGCCAAGGCGCTCGGCTATTGGGTGGACGACACCCCCCGACAAGGGGATGTGATCGTGTTCAGCCCGGCGCAGGTCAACAACGCATGGGGGCACGTCGCCATCGTGGAGAAGGTCAACGGCGACGGTTCCATCGAGATCAGCGAAGCGAACGTGAACGGGCAGGTCGGCCCGTTCCGACGCACCATCGAGGCGAAACAGACGCATGCATACCAGTACATCCACTATTAAACGCGCTCCCGTCATCCTGACGGTTCTCCTGTCAATCGCCATGCTCGCCATGCCGACGATCCCGGCATGGGCGGCCGTTACCGACCCGCAGCCGGGTGATCTGATGGCAAACGCGGGGCATGCGGGCATCTACATCGGCAACGGTCTGATGATCCATGCGATGAACCCGGTCGACGGCACGAAGGTCACGGCCGTCATGCCCGGCATGGGATATTATCGTCTGCTCGGCTAGGGTACGCCTATACTGTGGTCAATCGTCCATCCGGCCGGCACGTTGCCGATCATCCCGTTGTGTTGGTCGTTTCCGTTGGTCTTCCTCCTTCATGCGTTCGTATGGTCGAGAATCCAATAGGCGATACTGCGGGCGGTATCCTCCGGCACGTCCACGTGCATGGATGCGCTGCCGGATTCGATATAAAAGCGGACGAGCCCAGGGTCCGTGAGCCGGTCGATCTCCAGCAGGTCATCGTCATCCTCGGCCCGGCAGTATTCGCTCCTGTCGTTCGCCGCCTGTTCACGCAGATGGGCGGGCAGGTACGGGTTGGCGAGAATACTGCGATGCAGTTCTCTGCTGTCGGTGAATGTCATGGTCATTTTTCCTAGTTTAGGGTGGCGGTGCCGGTGGATAGTGGGATCAGTTGGGAAAGTAGTGGGCTGATCCATGCCCATTCGGCGAATAGTAGCGTTACCCAGAAGAATAGGCAGGTGGTTGCGCGTAGGATGATTGGGCCTGATTGGATGCGCCAGATTAGTGTCATGAGGTTCCATGATGTTGTTTTCTTCTGGCGGTCTTTGTGCCAGATGAGCCATGACAGGCCTGTGAGGATACACCAGATTGTTAGTGTTGCGGTGAACAGGAGTTGGCTGACTGGAGCGTATTTGCTGGCTTTTTGGATACTGCGTGCGATGGTGGCTTTTGCCTGTTGTATGGGAGTTGATTGTTTGGGGGCAAGTTCTTGTGGTATTCCGTCAGCAGTGTTGGCCCAATATTTGAACCGTCCGCGGACGATGAGTCTAGCACTCAGACTGTCCTGTTCATCTAGCGAGTATTTACAGGTGGTGAGCGTGATGAGGCGCGCGTCTTTTTGGTCTGTCTGGTCGGCGATGACGGCGGCATCATCGGGGGTCGTCATCCAAGATGATTGCATTTCATACACGTACCAGTGGTCGGCTGTCTGAATGATGATCGGATCCCCGGGTTTCAACGTGTCCGCCGGCCCTAGGTCACCGGGGGTGCGGTGTCCGGCGTAGGAGCTGTTGCCGATGCTTCCGGGCATGACGGTTCCTTGGTAGTGTCCGATACCATAGTTGTCAAGGACTTTCAGATCGGTGCCTTCTTGGATGGCTCGTTGCCATTCGGTGCCGAACCGGGGGATTCGCATCCAGCCAATCACTGTCGAGTATTCGGGTTCCGGTTCGGTGGGTGGTTCTCCGGTTTGGGGTTTGGCGATGCGGGTTGAACCGTCAGTTTTAGTGGGTTGGGCTGTTTTGAATCCTTGGTTGGTGACGATGGTCTGTTGCGTGTGGATCTGATCCATTCCGTTGCCGATGTACACCCATCCGACGTGCATCACTAGGATGATGGCGAGAAAAATCGACATGCCTGCGAACAATTGCAACAGCCGGTAACCCACTCCTTGTGATTGTTTGTCTTCTCTCTTAGGAACGGTGTTCTCTTCAATATTCCGGAGCGAAATGTCTTCAGTATTGTGCTGAGGACGGAGTCGGCCGGGTCTTGAGGCGGCATGTCTTCCCATTAGTCTTTCTTTCTTCCCGGATACGGTTTAGTTGACGAATCGAAGCGGGATAGCATTGACGTTCGATGCCTCCAAGAGGAAACGAAACCTTTTACTGACTTCCGTTTTACCGTTTTACCGGAACGAATGCTATCGTCGTTATCTCGTGCGTTATTCGTCTTGTTGGAAACTGCCTGATCCGCCTGTGAATCGGACCGGGATGTCCGCGCATTTCGCGGTTTCCAGCAGGAGCCGGAACAGTCGGACGGTGTCCTCCCTGCCCTCCATAGGGTCGAAACGGATGCCGTCGCCTTTCGACATGGCGGTCTCCAGCATGGACGCGACCTGCGCGTCCGCGCCGGGGAACGCGAGACCGGAACCGGCTTCCACCCACGCCTCGCGGATCGTATTCCAACGGAAGTTCAGATACCGGCCGAATCCACGGAGGACATCCGCGCCGATCCACATGGAGCGGCAGCAGGCCAGGAACTCCGCCGACGTGATATTGACGTTGAAGCCGTTCGATGTATCGCCCATCATGAATCCCACCTGGTCGCCGTCCTTCCCCTCCACGAACGGGACGAGGGTGGCGAGGACGGCGGCAAGAAGGGCGAGCAGTGCGTGATCGCCGTCCTTCAACGGTGTCCGCTCCCCGTTCACGATGCTCATGTTGACATGGTTGAACGCGTCGACGATGGCGGCGGACTCCTCGAAGGCGGCGGGAATTTCCCTGTCCCCGCTCATGTGGAACGTGCCGTCTGGGTCGAATTCCCAATCATATTCGACCGGATTGTTGCCGGTCTCGTCGTTGGTTTCTACGATGATGCGTTCGACGCTCATTGCTTCTCCTTGTCCAATACGGTTCTGGATACTTTCAGATATCGTGTGCCGCCCGACTGGCGTAGCTGGCGGTTGTTGATGCTGTCGATGACCGGGGCTGGGGGATCCGTATACGATTCATGCGCCCGGACGATCACATGATGATTCGGGTTGAACCCGGAGTACAGGTGCGTGATCGCGAAGGTCGCCGATAGTACGTCCAGATCCTTGAAATCGTAGATGGTGTCCGTTCGGAACCCGTCGATGCCGGTCGGCGGTTCGACCGGTTCGAGACCATGGACGCCGAACATCGCCACCCTGACCCTCATGTCCGGATCATGCTCGAACAGGTGCGCATATTCGTCGCGCAGCACATCATATTCGGCTATCGCCCGTTTCGCGGTCATCGGCATACTCTCCGGGTCGGCAAGCATACGTTTCACGAACGCAATGCCCTCGTCGGTGATGATCCGGTCATGCTGCCCGAAATCGACCAAGCCGCGTTCCTTCAACGCGTCGAAACCATAGGGGCCGGTATGCCACGAGTCTTCCTTGAGCCTGTCGACGGCGAAAAACAGCATGGCGTACTGGGCTTTCGTGATGCTCTTCATCGACTGTCCCCCGTCCATTGGCTCAGGTATCCGCGCACGTCGGCCGCCGTGCCCTCCCTGTCGGAGTCGAAGCCGTCCGGCTGCCAGGTGCCGTCTGACATGATCAGCAGGTCCAGACTGATGGGATGGTCTTCCGCACCTTGGCTTTGGAATATGACGGCGCCGGTTTCGACCGGGTCGCCGTTCGAGAACAGGTCATCCCAGTACACGTCATCCGCCTCCAATGCCTCGACCCTGCCAAGACCGGCGACGGTCTTCCGGTAGCCATCGAGAATCTTCCCGCGATTTCTGACCGCTTCGATCAGCCGACTTGCCGCATGCGTCGGATCGGCGGGCAATAGCGCACGGAACACGCTTTCGCCGACCTCGAACACCAGATAGTCCGGATCCGAAGAGCGCGTGGCGGGGATACCTGAATCGTTCAACCGTTTCACGGCCTTGTCGGCCTCGTCCATGATGCCGCGGTCCTTGCGCCACTGGTCGTATCCGACGTCGAACAGGACCGTCATGGTCGTCTCATAGTCGGTGTCGAAGGTCGTTGTTTTCGGATGCCACCAGCCGTCGGAAACCGTCCAGTGGATCAGGTTCCCGTCGAATTCAAGGCGAATGCGCCAGTAGTCGAACGGTCCGCTTCGTGTTTCGAATGTGGATTTGCAGTCGAACAGTCTTCTCAGGTTCGACCATTCGTACGGTAACATCGGCGTGATTCTGAGCAGAATGATGTTGTCGGCCATCAACCAGTGACAGTCTGCGAAGAAACGAATCTCGGGCGTGACGACGCTCATTCCCTGCACCATCCTCTCTGTTTCGTCTCCACATACATGGCGTCGCGCACCTCGGTGTCGTTCCAACCCCATTCGCGGGCGAGATGCAGGTAGTGTTCGCCTATCACATCGATGACGGATTGACGGTATGCCGCAACCGCCGCAGTGGTCAGCCACGTCATCCGGCTCGTACGGGCCGTGGATTGAATCTTCGCAGGTTTCGTTCGCGTTCATGATGGTTCCTTTTCATTCCTTGCCTAACAGGTCAAGTCCGACGCATACCGTCTCCCATACGGTCTTGTCGTCGAATGCGATGAGCATGCCGGATATGCTGTATTCGCTCGCATGAGGCAACGCGTCGCCGCAATCCACGGCCGCACGCCAGGTGCCGTCGAACATGCCGTAGTCGTCCAGATCGCCCGCATACGACACGTCCGACGGCTTCGCATGGCCGAGCCGTCGGAATTCCTCGTCGGTAAGAAAGCGCCATTCGCGCGTATCGCGCACGCGCAGGTTGTCTCGGTTGGCTTGCAGTGTAGCGAGTATCGCCTTGCGGGCGGTCGTGTGGAAAGATGCTGTTTTCATGATGTTCGTCTCCTTTTCGTCCGTTCTACGTGCGACGCGAATTTCAACGCCTTCTCGCCCTTGTCGGTCAGCGCGTCGAACACTTGGTCGATGTAATATCTGCGTTCCAGCACGCCCAGCTCACGTAGCCGTTGCGATTCCTCCTTCGGTTTGACCACGCCATACGGTTTAAGTTCTTTCAGGATTGCGATGTCCCGTCCGTCCAACAGGGGCGGGTCGTCGGGTTCCAGCAACGCTTTCAGACGGTTGGCCTTGTCTTCCATGTCGGATACGGCGACGGCCAGCGACTCCGGCATGGGCGTATCCGTACCTTCGCACAGGCCGTCCCACCGTTTGCGCTTGCCTTTCGCCTTGTCGAGGTATTCGTCCGCTGCGAGAGTGATTATCCGCACGCGGAACTCGTCGAAGTCGCAGACTCCTTTATGATGGTCGTAATCCCGCCAGACGAAGGTGCCGTTCGGACGAATCGAGCATTCAAGGAACACGTACACCTTGTTAGGGTTGCGGATGTCCGCTACGTAGTCAGAGTATTCCGATTCGACCAGAGCGAACTCCACGCCTTCCTTGTCCAACCGGTCCAATAGGTCGCGGACGGATTGCAGCGTCTTCTCGATGTTCAACATGGTTCACTCCTTGTCCAGTCGGCGCACGCTGGCCAGCATGTGCGATGCGGCCTGACGGCGCGTCTCATACGGGTTGCCAAGCTCCTCGCCCCGCAGCCACCCTTCGAACACGGTCGCGGGGTCGAGTTCGGGGAATTTGTTGCAGGATTCGCATACGCGCATGTAGTGTTCGGCCATATCCTCGGTGTCCTTCGCCTCCTGTTCGTCGTGGAGCGTGCTCCGGCACCATTCGGCGCCTTTGTCGAACTGGTCTTTCAGCCACATGAGCCGGTCGGTGCGTGGCATGGGCGAAGCCAGCAGTCGGGCCAGCTCGTCCAATGTCTGCTCCTCGCCCATGTCGGCTGTATCGAGGACGGTGTTATCCTCGACAAGCTCGTACTCAAGCTCGTACCGCGTGCGGACGATGCGGATGGTGTCTCTGTCGGGAAGGTTGACGGTAATCTCGTATCCCGCTTGGGGGTCGCACGCGGTGATGCGTCCGAACTGGTGGTCGTTGTACACATGCCAGCCCGTCAGTGTGCGGGTGACGGTGATGAGGATGTCGCGTGTTTTCATTTCGTCAGTTCCATTCCTTCGGGGCGACGACAATCCAGCCGTTCGACAGCGGGTATACGTCGCAGGGTTCGTCAGATTCCAAGTCGTCGTTCAATGGGTTCCAGTCCTCGAAGCCGTCGTGGGCGATTTCGTCGGCTCCGTCCGCTTGTCGCGGATCATCGACCGCACGCCGGCGGCGGCGCCGGCCAGGTTGGCACCGCTCAGGTCTGCACCGTTTAGGTTGGCATGCCACAGGATGACGTAGCTCAGGTCTGCACCGTTCAGGTCTGCACCGCTCAGGTCTGCACCGTTTAGGTTGGCATGGCACAGGATGACGTAGCTCAGGTCTGCACCGTTCAGGTCTGCACCGCTCAGGTCTGCACCGTTTAGGTTGGCATGGCACAGGATGGCGTAGCTCAGGTCTGCACCGTTCAGGTCTGCACCGCTCAGGTCTGCATAGGTCAGGTCTGCATCGGTCAGGTTGGCTCCGGTCAGGTCGGCTCTGGTCAGGTCGGCACCGTGCAGGTTGGCTCCGCGCAGGTTGGCTCTGGTCAGGTCGGCGTAGCGCAGGATGGCATCGCGCAGGTCTGCATCGCGCAGGTCTGCATCGGTCATGTTTGTATCCAACCTGTAGACAGCATACGGGTCGCCTAAGGTCCTGTATTTCAGACGTGGGTTCGCCCGATCTAGGACTGCATCGCGCAGGTCTGCATAGGTCAGG